ATGAAACTCAACAAATCTACTGTTGATGCTATTCCATTAACTGAAAAAGGTCAAAAAATATATAGAGATGCAGAACTGATCGGTTTTGCTGTTCGGGTAACTAATAAAAGTAAAACCTATATTGTTGAAAGGAGGCATGAAGGTGAACTCTATCGAGTGACAATTGGTAAAACCACCGATATTCCTGCAACAAATGCTCGAGCAAAAGCTCAGATGATTCTGGCGAAAATTTCAAACAATGAATATGAAAAGCCTATCAAATTAAAGAATGTTGCTAATCCTTTAGATATTACAGTGAATGAAGCTCTTCAAATTTATATTGATAGAAATGACTTTAGGCCGAAAACAATTAGGCAATACCATAAATACTTTGATTTATATTTAGGGTGGGGCAACAAAAAGCTTTTCCAGATATCTAAGCAAGAAGTATTGGATCGATTTATTGAGGTATCAGAAGTAAGTGAGTCGTCAGCAAATGGTGCTGTATCTCTTTTAGGTACTTTATGGAAGTATATTCATGTTCTTTATTCAACAGATGAGAACCCGATCCTTAAAAGTAATCCAGTTGACATTATTTCCGTAACAAGAGGTTGGAATAAAATAGCAAGTAGGGATAGACATCTCCATAAAGACATCATTCACAAATATTACAATGCGGTGCTTCATTATGAAGATGAGTTGAATCTGGAAAATACTGCTAGGTCAAACACGCATCGGGATATCGTATTGATGTGCATGTATACGGGATGCCGTAAACAGGAGGCATGTTGTCTAAAGTGGGCTGATGTAGATATTAAAAATGGTACCTTAACTTTTAGAGATACCAAAAATGGTTCAGATCATACTTTTCCTATTGGTGATCATCTACACAGTATTTTGCGTGAACGTTGGTTATTAAGAGAAAACGATTGGGTTTTCCCAGCTACTAAGATGCCTACTTCGTGGAATATGCATGCAACTAAGGTAGATACATTATTGAATAGAGTGGGTAAGGAAGTTGACTATTACGTTTCAATGCATGATTTCCGTCGTACATTTGCCACTATATGCAACCTTTTAAGATTTAATATTTATGTGACAAAAAGACTTCTTAATCACACGGCTAAACCAAGAATTGATGTGACAGGTGGTTATGTTCAAATTCCAGATGAGGAATTAAGAGCTTCGATGAATATGATTGAGGCGGTTTATCAAGGAAAGATTGATTGCTTCAACTACCAATCTGTTTGGACAGAAAGATTAAAAGAAATAAAGGCGGTTTAACCGCCTTAAACTGTTGCAAGCTGTGCTGTATTAAGCACAGTCTTGCTTTGCTCATACTTCAAAACGTCTTTCTTTTTATATGAAACACGTCTCCCAATTTTCGAGAAAGGCAGTGATGATTGATCACAACGCATTCTAGCTAATGTCCAAGGCGAGCAATCTAAATAAAGTGCCACAACTTCTTGAGGAAACTTCTGTTCTTCATTAGCCATTATGAAGCGATCCAAATATTCTTGTTGCTCTGCATCAGATAGATTTCTCAGATCTTTTAACATTTACCCCTCCTTACTTTCCGCTTTCATAAAAGTAATCCAATGTGTATTGCTGCGCTTTCCACTAATGTGGCCAAACAATGGCTTTTGATCTGTTAGCTCTAAGATTTCACTAACTTTGATCTGTGTTTCATTCCATTTGAAAATTAAAACTCCACCTTTCACTAAAACACGGAAGCATTCCGAAAAACCTTTTTGTATATCCTCACGCCAATCCTGTGACAATTTTCCATATTTGGCAGCTAACCAACTTTTCTTTCCAGCTTGCACAAGATGGAGAGGGTCAAAAACGACTAAAGAAAATTGCTCATCGTTAAAAGGCATTTTGCGAAAGTCCATTAATACATCTGGTTCAATCACTAAGGTACGACCATCACATAATGTATGTTCTTCTTTTCGAATATCTCCATACACTACATTTGGGTTGTTTCGATCAAACCACATCATCTTTGAAACGCAGCATGGATCTAAAATTTGTGCATTCATCCCTAAGCTCCCGATTCGCTAACACCCAACTTAATGCAACCTTCCTCAGGTAAATCAGCATACCAACAGTAGTATCCTTCACCGTCATAACCATCTTGGAGCCATTTGATGGTCATTTCAGTTTCCATCTGGAATTGATCTTTCTCACCATCAGGGGCTCCAAAATCAAAGGCATCTTTCAGTTCGGCGCAGGTTAAAGTTACTGCTCGTGTTTCAGGTAATGCTACTTCCTGAACTTTGGCTTTTATCTGCCATAAATCCCAACCTAGCTGTGACTTTGAATTTGTATACTCTCCGCCTTCAAATTCAAGTTCACGCTGTTTACCACCAACACTCAAATAAGCTTCTTCAAATGCCACTCTTTCCTTATTCAAATCTATCATCCGCCTTCACCCAAAAAAGTTGTCTCTAACCACCAGTTTTTGTTGTCTTGAAGATATTTTTCATGGTCTTCTTTGCTTCCTTGCCACTCCTCAAAAGTAATAGCATCAGCAATGCATTGACCGACTGTTGGAAAAGCTTGTAAGGCTTCTTTCTTAAGTCGGTAAACAAGCTGTTTACCAATTTTTTGAGTAGGTACCGGATGTAAAATGGGGCTAGATTCAGGTTCTTCAGGAATATTTACGCACCATAAAGTCGGAGTAATTTCTGTATTAACATCTTTCATATAGGTCATCCAATAATTGAAAATTTATAATTTTTCAGATTGATAGCAGTCATTTTTTGGCAGTGTTGACACTTAGTACGAGCCCGCTTTTTGAGCTCATCAAGATCTTCTTTAATCTGCTTTTTCTGCTCTGTTATCTGAGTTTGTTGTCTTGACCAATATTTCAAAGTATCTTTAATCCAGATTACGGGATTAACTTTTGCCTTGCATTTCATACAAATAAGTTCTAAAGCCTTGCTATCAATTTCGACTTGTATATGCTGGCACTTACGTAGGTTAGAGCTTGGAAAATTAACAATATTTTCCTCCATATTTAGAACAATATGGTCTTGAAAGGGATAGTTCATGTTCCCTTTATATTCCTGTTCCATTTACGCCACCAACTGATAACTTTTTTGATTTAATCTTGCTAAACCACGCAAACGTAATTGTTCAATAAAGTGTTTATCTCTGTTCATCCATGCTCTGCAGAACGAGGCAAATTTCTTTTGGCAAATATCATTCATTGGGAAACCGTATTTTGTTTCATTCATTGATATCTTTGCTACTTCTTTGCCACGTTTTAAAACCATGAATCCATTTTTATGAGATGGATAAAATCCGTTTTCACACATCCATACTGTGAACGGAAGCGACAAAGAGTCTGGGATGTTACGCATCATTTACATTCTCCAAATAGAATCTTTAAGTTTCGCTTTGAAGAGCAAAGCTTCTGTTTCATTAAGTGAAACATTTAAGAAAACTTGAGTTCGTTTACCGATCACAGTAAATGTTCTAGTTTTGCTGTTATAAATTTGAATCATTTAGGCGACTCCAATAAAAAGTTACCTTCAACCTCAAGTTCTTTTCTTCTTTTTACAACCAGCTCCATTAGACGTTCTTGTATACGTTCATCAGCTTCAGAAATATCAATTTCAAGGGCATCTAATGTAGTCAGGTCCTTTGCTTGTCTGATCTTTTCCCCAATAGAAATATTTTCTTTTGATTGACCAGCAATAATGACTAAGTGTTTATTTAACTCTGTTAAAAAAGATTTTTGATCTTCAGAAGCCCAGTCTTTCGTTTCCTCAATAAGACTATTAGCTGCATCTGCAGTTTTAGTTTTCTTTAGCTTTTCAATAAGGCCAGCTAACGGAGACTCAACCGGTTTGTCATTATGGTAACGAGTCCAATTTTCCTCTTTGATATTGGCCTTCTTCGCAGATTTTTTTGCTTGAGTTGAGTTAGTTTCTTTATCTGCTTTAGGTTCAATTGGTCCCAAAACGTTTAGAATGTTGTCGTCATCTATACTTGTCAAACCCACTTCACCATTAATAATTGCATTCAGTAGATTTTTAAACTCATCACACCAATAAAGTGATTTTACAAATACACGTAACTCACCATAATCATGTGATTTACGATTAATAAATGCTTCAGCAGCTGACCGTGTTAGATGGCAATTAATATCTTCCCAAAAATATTTACCATGACAAATATAGACGTTGCGTTCGTTCCATTCCGATAAAATATTAATTTGTGTTGATACTTTGGCATCGAGGAAAAGCTCATCTTCTTCATCAATAGCCAATCCATTTAAATCATGTTTTTCTGCAGCTTTTAGTGAATCAAAAAACTCTTCAACTGATTTATATTTTGATTCCTGATCTACATCTACAATATTCGTAATTTCAACTGAATCGCTTGCAGGGTCTAAACCCCACACAATATTTTTTGATTGAACAACGAAAATAGGTGAATCTGTACCAGCGTTATCATTTTCCCAAGAATTTTTGAGTTGTTGGGTAAACTCCGCCCATGTTTCAGGCGTAAATAGAGTAGGTTTCATAGTTGCTAACCTTTAAATATTTTGAAGCGCTTTACGCAAATGTGGGTCAAGGTCTTCTTTATTCAGTAGCCATGAGATATATGGGCGCGGTAATTCTTTAAGAGGTGTTCCTTTGTGTTTACCCCAAGTCATTATTTTGGGTAAACGAACTGCTTCAGACATAAGATATAAAGAATTAAGGTCTTTAATTCCCAGTCGTTCAATTAGAGCTATAAGGATAATCCCAGTAAAATAAACATCCGCCCGTGCTGAATGTGCATGTCTTAAATGCTTGCGTGCTTCTTCACGGTTACTCATTACGAAATAGTACAGAACAGCCAATTTATGACTTGTTAAATCAGGCCATACGTCCCTTGCTAAAGCTAATGTACATATAGTCTTTACCTTAATTGCTGGTCCACATTTATTTAGAGCTTTGATGTCGTAATCAATATTGTGGCCGACAATGAACTCAACACCTTCAGGTAACCGGAACGATTCGCAACTTGGTTGACCTTCAATATCCGTTTCAATGATGTTGTGTACAGCCATTGCTTCTAAATCAATTGGTTCAGGACAAGAATAGAAACGGTTAAAAACCTCATCCTTATGAACTAACAATTGACCATTCTCTAAGCTAAAAGGCGCATAAGCGATTTCAATTGGATAACCATTTAATTTGTTGGTTTCCGTATCTAAAATAATTGCTTTCATTGATCATGCACCATTTAACTGTTAGGCCAACAAAAGCCGCAGTTGTGACATTCCCATTGAGCACCAGAGCCAGAATGACTAACACCTAAAGTGCATTTGTCATTAGTACATCTTGGACAAGTACCATAAATCACACGAAAAGATTTAATAACTAACATAAATATCCCCAACTAGCGTGTACCAAGAAAACCTCGACGAATTTTGTAAGCTTTTCGGTCAGGGGAAGGTATGTGCGTTTTTTGAAGAATTTGACCTAATTCACGTCCTCTACGATATTTAATTTCGGTTTCTAGATTTCGTAAAATCCACTCTTTTGTATTTAACGTATATTGTGAAACAGGAGTTAATTCATTGTTTTCATTAACCGTATAAACACGAGTTAAAGTGTGATTTGCAGCATAAACTGTATAGCCAAGACGGACTTTGTATAAACCATGTTCTTCATCCTTCCCTACGAATTCACGGAAAGTTGATTTATGGTTTACTTGACCATTCAGATTATTTTCGTAACGTTTAGATCCTCGTAAATAGTTTGTTCTCATTGTGCACCACCTAATTTAACTACATGTACTTGAACATCAACAGGTTCGCCTGAGTTAAATTGTTGTTGCCAATGTTGCGTCTTCTGCTCACGCACTTGAGCCTCTGCATCACATGCATAAAGGAAAGCAATAGCTAATGCACTAAATATAAGGAAGCATAAAACATACGGCCATTTACTATCTTTTTTAAACTTTAGATCCTCTGCTGATGGATGCTGATAAAGTTTAGAAGTAGCTGGTTTATTTGTTTTATTCCCGCTAAGTTCAGGCACGAAACAAATAGGTGTAGATGGGGCAGATTGACTGTTTATATATTTCTGATTCATAATAATTTGCCTTTATACGTACAGTATTGGTAGAAAAAGCCTCGATAGCCGTCCAAAGTCATTGAGGCTTTTTCATTTTTGTTAGTTCAGCATTTACAGACATTTGCGAAGGTTTATATCTGTACTTAAAGCCGTTTTTATTAATGCGCTCTTCATCAATTAAATTTTTCGCATTAATATTTGTGATTTCCATGTCCTTCCAATTTGGAAAGTCTTTACTTGAACATTGAATAACACGACCACAAGCCATAGCTCGTAACGCCTCCGAAACGCTAATCAAGCCTTGTTCGTCTATAACTTTGTCTTTGTAGTGATCCATGAGAGTTCAACTTTTGACGATTACGTAGTATTGGTTGAAAAAAGCCCCGATAGCCGTCCAAAGTTTTCAGGGCTTTTTTTATTTCTTAAGATTTAAATGACCCGATTCGAACAGGGTTCTCAGGGAGTAAAGCTATTACTTTTTCTTTGAAATCTTCAATAATTTCATTACGTAATAACTCTTCTTTGACAATTTGAATGGCAAACTGAGGTGTGCTGCCAGTGCTATTCACAATTAAACGTAATTTGATTTCTCGTTCTGCAAGACCTAAGTAAGCTGAATCTTGGATGGTGAAATAAGCAGGTAATACGCCTTTTTTAGCTGACGCCGCAATTTGGGCCATTTCAGATTGAACCTGACGTGTGTTTTCTACTTCAGCGTTACTAGTAGTCGATGCTTCAATTTGCATATTTCGTACTGCAACAAGGGCATCTTTAATATCAATAGCATTATTATTTTCATCAAATGCATTAAGTACTTGAGCCCAATCTTCTATGAAAACAGCAAAGTTACGTTGATCTAACTTATGGTCTTTAAGTTGATTTAATTTTTTCCATACAACAGTTGATTCTAAACATAAAGAAGCTAAGTAGTCACAATGGCCTTGGGCTTGTCCTTCACCATGGAAGTTAAGAACTGCAATAGCTTTTACGTCATTTTGATTAACAAAAATTGGTGTATCTTTACCGCCTTCTGCAATTACAAAATCCTTAAAGTCATTAAATGTTGGTGTAGTAAATTCCCCATGAGGACGGAAGCGAGCTTCCATAAATTTTTCAGCAGCTACAACACTATAGTCATGATGCAATGCTACAAGCTGACCACGCTCAAGTGGAATTACAGGTTTAGCTAAACCTAGAAATTTTTCGATTTCGATTTTTTCAGACATGAAGGTCTTTCCTTTAGTTGAGTAAAAAGATTTTAAAAATTAAGCTTTTTCTTCAAAAAGCTGGTCAGTGTGTTTAGCAAAAAGCGATACATCACCACGTGTGTTTACATACATAGGTGTTTTGTCACCGTGTTCTTCGACACTTTTACCTTTTGGGAGTGGGGCATTTGAAATTAGTTTGTGCTCTACAGTAACGTTGTTGTGACCAACGCCTTTAGAGAACTTTAATTTAATTGTGATCTCGCCGACTTTTTGTGTATCAACAGCAGCACTGGCAACCTTACTAACTGCATAGCCAAGTTGTTTTGCAAAGGCTCCGCCATCGATGTCATTGATAAATTCTTCGCAATCTGTGGAGCGTAATTGACTCATTTTTTATTCACCATGAGATGTGTTGGTGAAATTATTATTCATCAATGAATAGATTAAATCAACAACAAATTATTCACTAATGAATTAATTGTATATAAAACAACCAATATGATTTATTTAGGGCAAAAAAATACCCAGTATTAAACTGAGTATTTCGTATATATTTACATGTATTTACAAGGGTTAACATTCAATTGAACGGAATCCAATCATTTTTAGTTTTTGATCAAATTATTTTTAGTCAAAATCATTAATCTTGCTAACTCATGATTAAAACTATTTAAAGCTTCTTTTATATTTAAAGATGCTAAATCATGGTTTTCAAAATTATCTAAGATGAAAGATTGTTCAACTAACGGATGGTGTTCATTAGAAATATTTTTAATATTTAAAAGAATATTAGCAGCTAATTCAGGTTGAGTTTTTATAACTTCTTCTGCAAAAGTTGTTAAAACAGTATTAATTCCTTGAAATTCAGTTACTTTCAACATCTTATTTATCCTTAAAACTCTCTATGCATACCAACGACTTTACCAACCAACTTACATTCTTCTGTTAGCTTAATAATTTGTTCAGGCCATTTAGTATTTAGTGGCTCTAAATATTTTTCTTCTCCATCTTCAATTATTAATCTCTTAAATGTAGCTTGTGTATCACCAGCACAAGAAACAATAACTAAATCATTGGTTTTTAAATCAAAAACTGGGTAGTCTGGATTTACATATATTCGATCACCTGGTTCAAATTTAGGTAACATTGATGTACCAGTTACAATAAGTCCATAACCATTTTTTCCAGCTTTCTTCATTGGTGGAAGCCATTCAAGTACTTCAGTGTCCTTCAATACTGTTTGAACATCTGTAAATGAACCTGCTGCAACCCAAGAAATAACTGGAATTTGCTCTCCATCTAATTTGATTTTATTTGATAGATTTACATTGTTATCTAACACCAATTCATCTAAATCATTATTAATATTATCAATGGCTTCTAAGTCATTATTGAGCAGTGTATTGGCATCATAGCCTGCCCAAGAGGCTAATTTTTCAACGGTAGATATCTTTGGTTCTTTATATTGCCCATTCTCCCAACGAAAAAGTGTAGGTTGTGGTACTCCAGACTTTTTACTAAGACCTGTAGTAGTAGTGCTGTATTTTTTTAACAGGTACTTAACGTTTTTTTGAAGGTGCATTTTTCCAACTCCAAGATGGATAGCTAATTTTATTCAAAAATGAATATTTTTTGTGAAACAATTCATTAATGTATTGACAACTATTCATTAGTGAATAAAAATATGCCTTAACACGGAGGCATTTATATGTGCATGAATATTCAAGATAAGGTTATTTACCTTTCAAATAGTCGAGGTTTGACTCAACAGCAAATTTCAGAGCGAACAGGAATTTCTCAAAGTTCTGTTTCAAAAATTGCAAGTGGCGAACAAAAAGAAGTTGCTTATAACAAAGGTGTTGCTTTAGACGCGCTAGTTGCATCTGAACAGAATAGAGAATATGAGGAATCCAATACAAAACAATTAAATCGATCTGCATAAAAACCACTTTTAGGAAAGTATGAGGCATAACTATGGCTGAAAAACTTCTTGCAAATGCATCATCGAAATTAACTTTAGAAGAAAAAGCAAAGATGGAATGGATTGCCAAACTTGAAGGCAAGAATTCCTTATCTAATCTCATCCGTTCTATGTGTAAGAAAAAGATTTCAGAAGTAGAAGGTGAGATGGCAGGTAAAAGCTCTCTCGAGGTAATAAAAAACATTTGCACTAGAAAAGTCTCAGAAGCTGAATCTGAATATCAGTTTCTCAGAAATGTTTTTTGTGGGTCAAAAGATAACGGGTATACCAGAGATACCTTCGAATTAGTGCCTTTACGGGCCGAAAAATCGCGGCATACAAATGCTAGTGATAAATCAGTCCAGCTTAATCTACTTAGCTGGAAATAAAAAACCACTCCCTGCGCCAACAGGAAATGGTCTATGGCTGTTCAAACCCTTGGAAGAATGAACGTGAGTAATTTAGCAAATCATCCCTGCTCAGGCAAATGCACTGATTTTAAAGAAGAACAGTGCTCAACTTGTCTTATTAATCAAGATGCCCCGCATCAAATCGTAAACACTCAAACCGATGAAGAGAAATTTCTAGATCGTGCATTCAATGCACAAAAGGAGATTTCATGACTTCAGAAAAAAAGGTTTGGCCGTTAGGAACCAATCACACTGATTCTGAGGGAACGCCGTGGAAGCGTGACGAACAGAACAATTGGTGGTTTTGGCAAGAAAACTTTGGCTGGTCACGCTACGTAGGTCCAGTGAACCAAGCTTTCTTAGATTTACGATTTGAGATAGGGACTGAACAATGATTTTTGAATTAATAAATCCTAGTGATAAATGTACATTTGAAGCGCCAAATTTAAAAATTGCTGCTTTAGTTACTTGTGTACTTGGAAACGGTCAATACTCTGCAAAAGGAATTGAAAACGACCTTGATGTTCCATTCTTTATTTTTGGTGGGCATGACGAATGGTTTATTTCTAATTTTGGGTTGAATTTTAAAGAAACTTATATTCAAGTTCGAAATGAAGAAAAGTTTGACCTGGTAAATAGCTTTAACAGTGTTTTGTTAGGTTCTTACCTTGACCGTACTGCTTTCTATAAAGCTTATGACTTAATTCAAGATCCAGCTGAGAAAAATAAATGGCGTGAACAATGGTTAGATGAACGCCGCTCGTCTTTAAATAATATCTGTAAACGTGCATGGAATTTTGCTGAACAAGTGAGCTTGTATAAACCAGCTCAGGAAGGTGCAGCATGACTGTACGACCAATTTTATTTAATACAGAAATGGTTAGGGCCATTTTAAGTGGCAACAAAACTCAAACTCGTCGAGTTATTAAGCCACAACCTACACTTAGTCAATCTTCTGGTTTTAATTGGAAAGGTCACTCTTACGGTATTAATTCTACATATAAAGGTACGATTAAAAATTTTGTAGATAGCAATCAAGTATGTCCCTTCGGAAAGGTAGGTGATCAACTTTTTGTACAAGAAACTTACGGCACCAAAATTAGAAGTTTAGGTGGAACTCCTCATGAGTCATTTGTCTACAAAGCAGATAACCCAAATGAAATTGCTTATTACGACTGTAAGGGAAAGGGGTATCCAGTTAGATGGAAGCCATCTTCTCGTATGCCTCGTAAAGCATCACGTATTTTGCTTGAAATAGTTGATATCCGTGTTGAGCGTTTACATGAAATTAGTGATGTAGATGCTAAGGCTGAAGGTTTTGATAAACCTAAAACTGATTCAACTATGCAAAGCAATAATTCTCATAACCCAGTTCTTAACTTTCAAAAACATTGGGAAGCAATAAAAGGTAAAGAATCTTGGAATGAAAACCCTTGGGTTTGGTGTATTTCTTTTCGGAGGATTGATCAATGAAAAGATGTCCATCGTTTAACAGTTACTCAGTCACTGCAGATGGGAAAGTTTTTACACACCGTCGCAAGGGTAGGTTAGCCAAAGGGCTAAATAGAGTTGATTTTTCATACTCAAAAGAACTATCGCAATTTACCACTTCAAAAGGATATCGCACCGTTTCTGTATATATCGGTAATGGCAAATCAAGACCAATTGGTGTTCATCAACTTGTTGCAGATGCATTTATTGGGCCTGTTCCAGAAAATCAAGAAGTACGCCATCTAAATGGGATTCCATCCGATAATCGTTACGAAAATCTAGCTTATGGCACAAAACAAGATAATGCAAATGATAGGGTTCAGCATGGTGGATATAAGCAGGGGGCATCACATATAAATGCAAAACTTAATCAAGGGCAAGTAGAGAGCGTTAGGAAAAAACGTGCATCAGGCTCAAAAGTTAAAGATTTGGCAAAAGAATTTGCTGTAAGTACTAGCACTATTGAGTCGGTCCTCTATGGCAAGTCTTATAAAGTTAACCAAGGTGGCGCCTCATGAGCCAGATTGTATATAGAGAAGACAATTTCATTGGGGAACTTTTAATGGAAAAGTTCGTCTTTAAAAAAATAGGTGAATATAAGTCAGACTGGGCTTTAGCTTATGTTGATCCAAATAATTTATATAGTGCTGGCGGTGGACGTCTAACAGTCGTATTAAGTAGTTTTACCGGTTCCGCTTTCTTTTCTCATGTTGGTCAACCAACTTTTAAAGAGTTCATTGCCCAATGCTATGCTCCTTATTTACTTAATAAACTTTTTCCTAAAATTGAAAAGTGGGTAGATGTTGAGGATGGTAATGAAGTTATTGAATATATAGCTATCAATAAGCTATCTGAATTAAAAGATGGTCGATCAAGTGGCGCAATTTCCAAAAGAGATCTTAGAAATTTTTATGAACACCTTAAAGAAATTGAATTCGAATGTTTTTCAAATTTCTTTGACCAGCTCACTTTTAAAGACCGATCAATCATGTGTGAACTATTTGGTGAAGACTGGCTTTGGGAAAGTGGGCCATCCAAATTAAATCCTGATTACGTATACCTCGAAAAAATGCTGGTAGATGTGATTTCTGAATTTAAGAAATTAATTGGATTGGATGGGTGAGCGATATGAAAAATAAACTCATCGTTGACCGCAACCAAGCTAAAAATATCCGCGATAGGGAATTATGCGAAATAGCGGTAAATATGCGAATTAAGGAAGGGGAAAACAATCAATTTCGTGCGAGAAAAAAATTTCTCAATCAAGTTTTTTGGGTAGCTGAACCCCTTTGTAGCATTAAATGTGGACCTGAAAAATTCTACGGTCATTTTTCCTGTGATCCGATTCCTGAAGGTTGGAGCCGTTATACACTTGATAGACCAGGAAGTAGGGTTAATTTTGGTGAACATCGCTTTTTAGTTGAGTGCACTGAAGTTAAGACATTTAAATATTCTGCAGGTCAATTATTCACTGTTTTACTAACGCTTAAAAAAGTTAATGGTGGTGCATTATGAATATGTGCCTCAACCTTAACTTATTACCTCATGAATTGATTGTTGATAATTTTGCAGGTGGGGGGGGAACATCTACTGGCTTAGAAAAAGCCTTTGGCCGTCCCGTTGATATTGCTATTAACCACGATCCTAAAGCAATTGCAATGCATCGTGCTAATCATCCAAATACTCGTCATTTTTGTGAGGATGTTTGGGATGTTGACCCTGTAAAAGTTACTAACAATCAGCCTGTAGGACTGGTTTGGCTTAGTCCAGATTGCAAACACTTTTCTAAAGCAAAAGGTGGAAAACCGGTTGAAAAGAAAATACGTGGTTTAGCTTGGATTGCTCTTAGATGGGCTGACTTTACACGACCACGTATAATCATGCTCGAGAACGTTGAAGAGTTCAAAACTTGGGGCAGACTAGGAAAAGATGGATTCCCGAGTAAAAAGCACAAAGGTGAAACATTCAGGTGCTTTGTTAATGCATTACGTCATCAAGGTTATAAAGTTGAATGGCGAGTAATGAGTGCTCGGGATTACGGATCTCCAACTCTAAGAAGACGGTTTTTTCTAGTTGCTCGCCGTGACAACTTTCCTATAGTTTGGCCCAAGCCTACGCATGCTGCACCAGATAGCAAAGCAGTTAAAACTGGGAAATTAAAACCATGGCGAATCACTGCAGAATGCATAGATTGGTCAATTCCTTGCCCAAGTATTTTTACTCGTAAGAAACCTCTAGTTGAGGCAACTTGTCGCCGTATAGCAAATGGTTTAGTCCGTTATGTGATCAATAATCCAGAACCATTTATTGTTCCAATGGATAAGGTTAAAAGCGTTGCCCCAGTACTTACTGAGTGTGCAAATGCATCTAGCCCAAGATGTATGCCTATTGATGAACCTTTACGCACAATTTGCGCAGGGGTGAAAGGTGGGCATCATGCGTTAGTTACTGCGTTCATTGCTAAGCATTATACGGGTGTAGTTGGTAGTGATATTCGTGAACCACTTCATACGATTACTGCAAAAGATCATAACAGTTTAGTCGTCAGCAACCTGGTGAAACTGCGTAATAACAACATTGGTCAACCAGTAGATGAACCATTACACACCATTACTACAAGTGCGGGTCATTTTGCATTGGTACAAGCATTTTTAACTGCCTTCTACGGTAGTGAGAAAGACGGAAATAGCATTCATGAGCCACTTCGTACGATACCAACACGTGATCGTTTTGGCCTTGTAATGCTTAAAGGTGAGCTGCACCAAATTGTTGATATTGGCTTCCGTATGCTTCAGCCAAGAGAACTATTCACTGCACAAGGTTTTGAACCTACTTACATCATTGATCATGGGATCGATGAACATGGAAAAACTATCAAATTAACTAAGACAGAACAGGGAAGAATGGTAGGTAATTCTGTACCTCCTCAATTCTCTGAAGCTTTAGTACGTGCAAATTTTGCACATGAACACTTATATGAGGCAGCTTAAGAAATGGCAAGATCTAGAAATATTAAGCCCTCATTCTTTATGAATGAAGACATTATTGAATTACCTTATGAAGCACGATTGCTATTTATAGGGCTTTGGACTTTAGCAGATCGCGAAGGCCGACTCGAAAATCGACCTAAGAAAATCAAAATGTCTTTATTTCCTGCAGACGATATAAACGTTGCAGAACAGTTAGAGAACATTTCTAAGTTTGGTTTTATCGAGTTATATAACGCTGATGGTATTGATGTTATCCATATCGTTAACTTTGTTAAACATCAAAACCCTCATGGTCTTGAGAAAGATAGTGAACTACCTGACAGAAATGGCATCTACACTGTCTATCAACGTAATCCAAAAAACAAAACAATTGTTGGAAAGGCAATTCAGCTAAATAAAGCTGATTTAAAGCATTTTTACGATAAAACAGGTCCATTTGCCCCTCAAAATACTAGTTCTGATGTTGAAAACAGTTATCAAGATAACGAATCGAATCAAGCAAACAGTAGCGGGAACACACAAGAACAGTTAGATAACAGTTCTGAAACTGTTCTTATCTCAGACCAAAACGCCCTGATTCCTGAATCCTTTAATCTGAATCCTGAATCCTTTAATCTGAATCCAGAAGATAATAACAACTCCGCCGTTGGCGAAGTCGAAGCGCCTACTCAAACAAAATTTAATTTTAAGTCTGCGTTGAAAAAACATGGTGTACCTGACAAGGACGCTACTGAGTTCATGCAAATCCGAAAAGCGAAGAAAGCTCAAAACACTGAAAATGCCTTTGAAGCCCTGCTAAACGAAGCAGAAAAAGCTGAAATCACTTTGCCCCAAGCGATTGAATACTGTTTGAAACGACAAAATCCTTGGGGGGCTTTCAAAGCGTCTTGGTTCAAGAGGGACCAATCTGAAAGCGCTACTGGTCAACAGAAATACCACCAGTCATTACCACGCAACGTGAATGATCAATGGGGAGCACCAAAACATTATGAGCCCGTAGCCCACACAGAAGCGGAGGGTGAGTTGATATGAACGCAATGCCTCAAAAATTGGAATATAAAATTTCTCATACAAACCAGATTTGTAAGATCCACAAAGAATACATGATCAATGTACATGGTCGAATCGTTTGTCAGTCTTGTGTTGAAAAAATCATGAAGCAGTCAAATGAAAAATATGAAAGCGATAAGAATATTCGTATTTTAAATTTGAAAATGGCTCGAGCTGGTATCCCTAAAAGACATGTAAATAGCGGCTTTAGCAACTATGCAGTAACTCACAAAGGACAAGACAAAGCTCGTAAAACTTGTGAAAAGTTCACTATGGATTTCAATTCAGGTGTTTTTCGAAATTTACTTCTTGTCGGCCGTACTGGTACGGGTAAAACACATCTAGGTTCATCAATTCTGAAAAATATCATCATTAAGAACTGGGAAGCTATTTACATTACGTCTGCAGATCTAGCTGAAGATATCGCGGGTGCCTATCGCCGTAGCGGTGATAGTGAAGATGAAGCGCTAAAACGCTATGTAAAAAAAGATTTATTAATTATTGATGAATACGGTTTACATGACCGTGCTGAAAAACGTCCTCAACTTCTTGAGAGTGTTCATAAGGTTCTACTCACTCGTTATGACGAGTTGAAGCCAACAGTTGTGATTTCAAACCTAAGTCTTTCTGAGGTCCGCGAAGATCTTGGGGGCCGGCTTTGGTCAAGATTTCAACATGATGGCTTAGATATTGTGGAATGTGATTGGGATGATGCTCGTATAGGTGGAGGTAAAGCACAGTGAACGCATTTGTTGATATGAAAAAATCTGAATATGCATTAGTTGCTTACTCAAACGTAGCAGCTAAATCTAAGGAGCGAAAAGCATTAGAAAAAGCAGTTAAGAAATGGCTGAAACATCCTGGTAATAAAATTCGACACGTTGAGTCTATAGGGCGTGATCTCAATATGCCTCACGGCACAGGACCTATGTATAAGCGTTTATGTTGTCGTTGCGAAACTTGTGTTGAATGGGCGCTTTCCACTGGTTTAATCAAATCTAAGCCAAAACCAGTTGTAAAACGTGGTCCAGATGCTCGCCAATTGCGTATTTTGGCACAGAAAAGCCAATTGACTCCCTACGCTACAGCTTTTAATGAAGATTGGGATTTACTGGCCTTAGAAGTGGATTATTCAGTTACGGCATTTCAACTTGAACGTATTTATCAAGGTCGTTCTGAAATTGATCACAACTTTGTTTGGAATCGAGTTAAGCGTGTAGCTGATCGTTTAGTTGCTGAAAAGTTAAGAGCTAAAGGGGGTGGGTGCAAATGAAATCTAAAGCAACCAGCAAAAAACGCTCAAAAAAATACAATCCAAACAAGCTAACCCCGACCCAAGTTCAAGCTAATCAGAAAAAGGCTTAACTACGAAGAGAAGCAGCTCAAGAATATGAATGCAATATGGGGTCCATTTCATAAGATGTAGGGACTAGATGGAAGCAGAGAAATTTAAAGAGAGAGGTTAATTGAGCATTTTCTAAATTACTTAATAGTACCAACTTGAATAAGGGCAGCTAATACTAAATCAGCCATTTTTAGGTTTGAGCGCTTTTTTCGCTAGGTCTATTTCTTAAAAAAGAAATAGACCTTTTTATTAGGAATTACTATCTTAATATTTTGATATTACTTCAAAATTTAAAATAAAAAACTTTGAGTAAATTCTTGTAATATTAATTTAATAATTCTATATTATAGAATAAGAGGAAATTATGAAATGGAATTTGTAACATGCCACAATATCTTTTTCTTGCTGAGACTATTTACAAAAAAATGAAAAATGAAAAACTATTTTCTAAAGATGTTTTAGAAAATATGTATATTCTTATGAAGGTGATTCGAAAAGAAATTAAGGGTACAGAATATAAGCTGAAATATAATTTTATTGATTTCAATGAAGTACTGAGTAAAAGTAAAAATGATTGTAAGGTAAAGATTGATGTAAGTTTGATTCCTTCTTATAATTTAAGAGAAGAATACATTTTATGGTTAGCTGGGTTTATTCAAAAAATTACTGAAGGGGGCCCTAAGCCACCCCCTCCTATCAAAGAATATATTCCCGAGTTTATAAATTTGGAATCGGAATTAGATTTTTTAACCTTAAATTTAGAAAAAAATCAAAATAATGGGGAAGAGATTGTAAATTATTTTAATTCCAAACATTATAAAGCAACTTTTAAAAAATAGTTTTCTTAGTCCCGTTAACTAATTTTAGAAGTTTTATTCTTTTTGAACTTTTACTTTTTTGTAGCAGCAAAGAAATTAACTTTGCTAAAAGCTATAATTATAATATTTGTAATAATTTTAAATTTTTTTAGATACTTTTTTAAAAAAAATATTGATTCTTCAAAGAAATTCATTTAATTTAATATTGCTAAGTAGCCATACTTAGTATTTCAGGTTTATGTGGATTTCATAAGCTCATTTCTGGTTCGGAAATGAGCTTTTTTAATTCTTTGTTATTTCTTATAATGGGTTTTTATAATCATGTAAAATAAAAATGATAGAATGATCAAAATTGCTGAGAGTACAAAAGCTACGATGATAGTTTTCATTTTTTGATGCTTTTTTATGAAGAAAACTTTTAGAGAGTAATATTTTAGCTTTTTTCTGTCAATATACTCCTATTATTTTAAGAAATATTATTCTAGTGAGTTTATCAATTAAAGAATCAAGCTTATTTAAGTTGTGGATAAATATAATATTTTATGTAATTTATGGTTGATGAAAAAGAGAATTTCTGAGTAAGAGTTATAAAAGTTTTAGATTTCTAAACAACCCCTAGGTAATAATTTTATAATAAAGGGAAACTAGATGTGGCCTTTAAAATTTTGGTGTGTGATGCAAATCCTACGTAAAAAGGGTTTGGATATTAAATTACTAAAAAGAAGGAAATGATAGGGGCCCCTATCCTAAAAGTGCTGACACATTGGTAAGTAGGACCAGCTCGATGTTTTTTTGAGGATCAATATATTTTGCATATATAAAAGAGAGCATTTTTTTACAAACAAAAATAATGAATTGGAACAAGGGTACTTCTAAATAAATCTAACGGTTAATAATTCTGGAACTAAGTGTTTTTAAGGATTATGTCATGCAAGAAGAGCTTCAAGTTTATGTAAATCTTACTTGCTTGATTTGAGGTCGTTATGATTAAAAAAAGTAACCGCCGTCAGTGGAGCGAGTTTTTCTCCAATAATAAAAGACAGGAATTCTTTAAGGATTTCAGTGTTTCATCAGGTAATGACAAAGTTAAAAAGCATAAAGCTAGCTCAAATAAACATGTGTTTTTCCCGTGCCATGTAGAAAAAGAAAATGATGGTGAAAATAGTGTGTATAGGGGAAGTACAGGTGGTGTTATCATTTTTGGTAAGCAATACATCACAATCAAATTGCCTTATGGATTAAGCGCTAACGAGATTTGGCGGGCTACAATTGATCAGAACGGAAAGCAAAGAAATAGTCTTTCAGTAGGTGCTAAAAAGTATAAGGACAAGGTTCAAAAACAATATGGACCTATGTTTAGAGCACTTAAGTTAAAAGCTATCGATCAACTTTGTGAAATACGGTTAATTGTTCAGCCACCACTTAAAACTCGTTCTTACAGCGCTAAAACTTATCCACGATTTGATATTGATAACTATCCAAAACTACTAATTGATAGTGTCAAAGGTGATGGCTTGTTATTCAAAGACGACAATATTTTCATAAGTGAACAAATTAAGCTGGCAGAACCATGTGAAGAGGGTTGTGTCTGGCTTTCGTGCGTTTTTACTGATGAAACTGATTGGTTGTCAAAAACTGTAGATTTTGATTGGTTAGCTGGGAGAAGCATTTAAATGGCGAAAAAGAGCGATTTGCAACGTCGAGTACTTATTGGAAGAAAACTTGCAATGGCGCGTGATATGGCTCAATTACGTCAAGAAGACGTAGCTTTAGAGATATTCGGTACACCACATAAAAACCGAATGAGTGAAATCGAAAATGGTAAGTTAATGCCAGATGCAGAATTACTTTCGGTGCTATGTCAAAAATACGGTGTTTCAGCCGACTGGGTTCTTGGTTTTACTATTGAGCCAGAACTAGACAAAACAGCTTCTGTAGCTGGTATTCTGTTTAACAGTCTAGGTGAAATGATGAGTGAATACACTCAAGCCATGGCATTTCAATTAAGTATGGCTGCAGCACAGCATATTGCATCTTTCCCGAAAGCCTTAACTGTAGAGCTGCTTGAAGCATCAAAGGGGCTGATTCAAGCTTGTTTATCGCAAGACCAGTCTATTCAAGAAAAGGTTTTACCTGAACTTCACACTCTTATGCGTATTGTTCGTGAGTGTGAACAGAATCGTGCAAAACAAATCCGTAATTTAGAGATGGCTATTGATGATGTTTTCCAGCGTGAAGAGAATGATTTACAGCAAAAAGCTTTAATTGATCTTATCCAAAATAAAAAACGTTTTAGCAAGGCTTCTTTACAGCAGCAAGCTTTAGATGAAGTGAAACAAATAGGTCTATTTGCTGAATAAGGGATAGACTTTAATGGCTCGCAAGATTGAATACTCGGAAGAAATTTGGAACCGGCTAAAAGAAGTCTATGAATCTTCACCTAAGATTACATGGCAAGCTTTAGTTGATCAGGTTGGCGAAGAACTCGGTTGTGAGATGCCTTCGCCATCCGTTGTACGCCGTAAAGCACTTGCTGAGAAATGGAAAAAGAAAGCTAAATCTTTAGTCAAAAAGACAGCCCAAGAGCTCAATAAAGAGATTAAAAAATTGACCAAAAAAAATAATGGTCAAGAAGATACACAAAATACTGATAAATCAGAAAAAAGTGATAGTCAAAATTCCGTCAAAAAAACGTCAAATATTGCTGAATTTAATAGTCAAAACTCTAAAAATAATGGTAATAACAACGGCGGGCGTTCTACAGTCAACGAGAACTATCTAAAGTCAGCTCTTGTTGTCAAAAATAACCGTATACGAGCTCATAAGCTGGGTGAGTTAATTACAGATACTATCGATAGTGTTATTCATATTAGAGATGAAGTCCTTAATCTGAATAATCCTACTGAAGATGAATTAGCGCTGGTTAAGTTTAAAATGGGCTTGATTAGTCAAGTGGTTGATTTGAACGTTAAACAAAGTATCAGCATTTCTAACATTGCTCGAACTGAGGCAATGTTCTGGGGCTTAGATGTAGATGATCTTAAAGACCAATCGGAAGTTCAAGCACGGCGTAGTTCAGTTATTTCAGGTGCTGAAGAAAGAATGGCAATTGCAAAAGCTAATATGAAAAAGAAAAAAGAAGAGGCGTTTATGCGTAAGTTAGCGTTAATTGAAGCTGGTGAAGTGGAGCCTGAAGATAGTAGTAATGAATAGTTTGTAATTTTAAAGGTTTTTTTTGAGGTTATTATCACGTGCTTACTATAATGTAGAGAACACTAACAATTTAGGAGAATGTTCACTATGTCATCTAGTATTACCGCTGCTGAAGCTGCAAAAATTGCGGAGCAAAGCAATCCAACCGTTCTTGATATTATTAATATTCTCAGTAATGCAATTAAAGCTGACTCGTGTTTTGGAAAACGGTTTTCCAGTTGGAGTTTTGACAAAAGTGCCGTGAGTTTAGAGTATTTAGAAGAGGCAAAAATTCATTTCTCAAAATTAGGTTATGTAGTAGAAATTATTACTGATAGCCCTGTAAGTAACACTTTTAAAGTTAACTTTTAAGTCTAGGAACTCATCATAAATTCATAGTTAGTAAGTTGCAAAAATGCTCTATATCAGTATGGGGCATTTTTGTTATGGCAAATTCAAATCACAATGATACAGTTTTATCCTATGACGAGCTCGGCTTTATCATTGGAATGAAACGAGTTGAAAAAAAAGTTAGTACGATTGATTCAAACATTGAAAAGATCATTGGTATCCTTACTCAAAGCTTTGAAGAGCAAAAAGCACAATTTGCACAGCCTCAGCCTAAACTGACTGAATTTCAAAAGATGCTTAATGCTGTCAATAATAGACAAGCTTTAGATTTTGAAGATTTATTAAAAGACAAAGCTAATCCAATCACTCAATCTTTTGTTGTAGCAGACAAGCTGGTCAAAGACTTTGCTGATGTTTTGGACCAATCAATTAATGACCTTACTACAGTAGATAAAAAACAAATCAACAATGCTAAAGGACGAAAGCCAGCTATAGAAATTAATAGTCATGAAGACTTATCAAAAATTGTAAATCCTACTGTTCCTGAGCGTGATGAAAAGGGCCGTTTTGTATCTAATCCAAATGAACCCCAAAACCAATCATCGATTCGTAAAGTTGCCCAAACGATATCTACGGCGATTAAAGGGGTAATGCCGAACTCACCACAAGGTGTAGATCCTACAGTTGATGCTATCAATGAAGTTAGTCATTTACTTTCACCTGTACGCCGTGCAGCAGGATTAGCTTTGCGGCCATTAACTGGATTAATGCGTAGTAAAAAGCGAAATGAGCCATTACCTCGGGAACAAGAGAACCATAACCGCAAACAAATAAAGTTATTGCAGCGTATTGCCGATAATTTAGCTTCTAAGGGTGGTTTGTTAGGTTCACTAGGGAAATTACTTTCTACAGCTCTATCTGCTGGCAGTGGGCTTCTAGGCGGTGTTCTAGGCAAAGGAAAGAAAGGTGTAGGGAAATTAGGAAAGGGCTTGGGTAAACTTCTCAAGTTTGGACGTGGTCTACCCGTAATTGGTGCACTGGCTGCTGGTGCATCATTGTTAGATTGGAATGAACAAAGTACACAAGAAAAGGGCGGTACCGTTGGTAGTCTTGCAGGTGGAGTAATTGGTGGTACTGTCGGGTCTTTATTTGGTCCAGCTGGTACTTTGATTGGTGGTATGGCTGGTTCTTGGATAGGTAATAAGCTAGGTACCGCAGTTGCGCCGTATTTTAAAGAATGGACCGATTCATTAATTGCTGCAGATGTACCAAGTATTATTAATACTGCTTGGAAAGGATTTGTAAGCTATGCGTCTAATGCTTTTGATCAGGCGAAAGGTACTGCTTCAAAAGTTATAGACGGCGTTAAAGATACTGCTGGTGATGCCTTAGACTTCATTAAGGATAAATTTAACCGGTTTAATCCATTTCATGAAGGCGTTCCAACATGGGGAATCGGTCAAGGAGTTTATAAGCCTGGTTTTGGTGCAAATAAAAATGTACCTGCTTATGGGGCTACTAATGAGCGTAACATTTCCAGAAATCAAGCGGATATGATTAGTCAAATGTATGATGGAGCTATTAATGCAGGGTTTAGTCATAAACAGGCTATTGCACTACTCGGTGAAATAGGCCGAGAAGGTGACTTTAGTGAGAAGAACATTTTTGGTAGTCATAATGATCCAGCCCGTGGTAATAACTTGGGGATGTTTTCTTGGCAAGGAGCACGGAGGAAAGCATTAGAAAAATATTTATCAGAACGTGGTTTAATGAATAATGATGGAACGATCAAGCGTTCTAAGGAGGCTGTGCAAGCTCAATTTGAATTTGCTCGTAGTGAAATGACTAACAATAAGCGCTGGAAAAAAGGATTCTTAGATAAAAAGGAAATTAGTATTGATGAAGCAAGGCCTGAATTAGGTGGTAGAGGCTCTTATGTTGGGTGGGCTCGTGGGCAATCTACTATTCGTGGTGAAGATGGCTCAAGAAAACCTTTTGATTGGCAAGCTCAAGAAAATAAAGCAAATCAATATTCTAAAATAGCTGAGAGAATTTCCCAGTCAAAGAAAAAGGAAGTACTAGATACAAAACAACAGACCTCAGGACTCAAACCTAAAGAGGCAAAAACTACTGATAATATTTATAACCAAGCTAGTAAAAAGTTAAATAGTGTCTTGAGCACACAAAAAGCTATTGCTCCTCAAGCCGCTAAAAGTGCAAAACCTCAATTGAATAATCAAAGTAAGTTATTAACGAATGTTATGCCATTTAAGCAACCTTTAAATACTCCTAATCCGCAGGAAGTTGTTGTTGTAAATCAGAATAGTGGTAATATCGGGCAGAATGTTAATGACCGTTTCCTTGCTCATGCATTTACTGGTGGTATCGGAATGGGGAAATTTGAGGTTTAAGAATTATGAAAAAAGTATTGATATGCCTAAGTACTATTACTGTTACTTCAAATACAGTGGCTGCAAACTGGGGGTTTTTCTTAGAAAGTAATGGGGTCAAACAATACCTAGATCGAGATAGCTTAAATATTGATTCTAAAAAGAATACAGTTAGCTATTGGGAAAAGCGGGAAGGAAAACTAGGAACTGAAAAAGGAAAGAAAGTTAGTAAGTATTTAGCCTTAAATAAATTTTATTGCAATGACAATGCTTATCAAATTATTGAGTTTCACACTTATGATGCTTCAGGATTAGCTATAACAAACGTCATCCAACCTTCTTCAAAAATTAGAATTGTACCTGATTCAATTTCTGAAGATATGTACCTTGCAGCATGTGAAGATACTAAAAAATAAAAAGTCTGGATTGTGTTATGCATAATCCAGCTTATATTTCTTTGTAAAATACATATCAGATGGTGGAATTTATTGTGGGATCATATCCAAACTTAGAAGTAATTTTAGCTTTTATAGTAGAGAATATAAGAAAATCAAATAATAGTTCTATCTCATTGACGAAATTAAAGAAAGATTTTAGTAAAAAGTACGGAATCCAGAATAAAAAATTTAAATCGATGGTTGACCAGTATTTAGTAGGTGAGACAAAGCAAGAGTCATTTGAGGGATATAGTGATGCCTTATCTCAAATATTTAATATTGCAATCAATATTTTATTAGGAACAGCCGTAATAACTGGGCAAAGCTCATTTAGTATCACAGATGATACATCTATTCCTATTGGAGTTGAAAAGATAAATTATGAAATTTTAAAAAGTACTGGAAGGTACAATTTATGTTTAATTTCATTGATGAGTGAAATTATTCATGAGTCATTTTATCATTCAACAGACACATTTAATTCATTTAGCCATGAAAACACTTTAGATGATATTAAATACTACTTTGACTCCATTAATTCAACTTGTTATGAAGATTATAAGGATAATTTACTAATACGTATTCGAGACGATTTAATTAGTTTGTTTATTATCGCTTATGGTAATGACTTGATAGAAAAAGTAGATATTAAGCAAAAATTAGTAGGAAAAATTAGGGAGCTTTCCCCACAAGGATTTGAAAAATTTTGTTTAGTCTTTCTTTCAAAAATTCTATCTTATAATGGTGGTAATGTATCTATTGACCATTTAGGTAAGATTGGTGATGGTGGGTTTGATGGGGTAATAACCAATCACAATATATTGGATGGTGATGCAACATACTATATTCAATGTAAGAGATATAAAAAAAACAATATTCAAAGGTCAGAAATTCAATCATTTATTGGTGCGATGAGTGATAAAACTATCTCTGCAAATAGAGGTGTTTTCCTGACTACTTCGAAATTTGCAAAAGGTGCAAGAGAATACTCAATGAACTCTATAAAGCAGGTAAAACTTTTTGATATTGATGAAATAGTTTTATTGATGATAGAAAATCAAATTGGGCTCTCAGCTTTAACTAATATCCAACTTCAAATTGATGAAGATTTTTTTGAACAGTTTTGGATATAACAAAGGGATTGAACCATTCAATCCCTTTTATTCAAGAACGATATAAATCTTCGTACTGTTTTTCAGTAAGGTTACATAGCAAATTAAAGTAATTCCTTCTAGATTCTGAAGTAAGTTTTTCACGAGGTAAATGTATAAGTTGATCAACTGCACCTACAGGGCCCCAACTTGAAGTAAATGGTACAGGAATATTAATAAAATAAGCTTTATCAGAAGTTACAGCAGCATCTAATACTTCTTTTACTTCTCTATATCTTGGGTATCTTTGAGCTGTTAAAAACAAACCGTCAAAAATTACATAAGCATTAAATTCTTCTAGTTCCACTAAAACTATTGCACCCATCAATGGAAGGTTTGTTTCAGGTCCATCATCACGACTAAAGCCTGGTGTAGGTTTATTATGTGTAGCAAAAAGAAGTACCTGAATACATTCAGGCATTTTTATATATTCTATAAGATTTATACAGTTCTCAGTTGTATTGCCATGAGTGCCTCTAACGGCTAAATAGTTATCTTGCTCATGAAAAGCCACATTTTGTGTATTTGTATGGGGTAAAAATCTACGTAATGATAATTCTAGTATTTTCCTTTGATTTGATAATTTGGATAAGTCAGAAATATAACCTTCAGAAATAAAACCTTTTTCCATTAGATCAAGCATAGCGGCATTTAAAGAAAGATTATTCTTTTCGGCATAATCAACGATTGCATCATATTGATATTGTGGAATGCGAATCTGGGTACGTTTCCATTCATCTTGATTTTGTATTCGCTTTTTTTCAAACATGGACATGACCAAAACTAAACATTGACACTAGATTAGTGATACATTAGATTATTGTCAATGTTACTAAATTAGTGACATAAAAAAGCCCCGAACAATCTTGGCGGATCTAAGTCGGGGCTTCTATCAACAACCGTTTGAAAAGGATATTGATATGTCTAATTTAACATATATACCGCAAGTTGTGTCGTTTCATGGCACTGAACTCTTCATTGTTGAACATGAAGGACAACCCTATGTTCCGATGCGTTCAGTTGTTCAGGGAATGGGGCTTGATTGGGCAGCACAATTTACCAAATTAAAACAAAGGTTTGCAACCTGCGTTGTGGAAATCGCAATGCAGATATTGGGAGATGATCAGTCCCGTGCTCATACATGTTTATTGTTGAGAAAATTACCTGCTTGGCTTTATTCAATAATGCCGGGTAAAGTAAGACCAGAGCTCCGTGATACAGTAATTTTGTACCAGCAAGAGTGCGACGATGTGCTGTGGGAATACTGGACTAAAGGGCAAGCAATAAACCAACGCTTAACCATTTCTCCAGAACAACAAAATGTACTGCACGAAATAGTTGATCGCCGTGCAGGAAGGGATCGAAGCTTAAGAGCTTCAATGTGGATTCGTCATAACAGACATTTTGGCATAGCTAAATATAGCCAATTACTTTCAATCCATTTTGATGATGCGAAGCAGTATCTTGAGACAATACCACTTCATGAGCTAGTTCCAGCTGAAACAGATACACTTAAACGTTTAGAAAAGTTTGTAGATAATCTCGCTGCTCGTTATCCAGCATTAGAAAACCCTCTTGCTTATGACATTGCACAGCAATTAGGTGAGGAGCTAAAGTATCAATCTCCAAAAGGACCTAAAAACTTTTGGATATCGATTCAAGAAAGCGGAGCAGTTTCTGTACAGCAATATTCACTACACCACACACCAGTTAATGTTGTGCAATTGCGTGAACGCTTTAATCAATTGTGGGATTTTCTTCATAAAGATGAGGTGCTTGAACTTGGGAAGGTTTTAAAACGCTTTCCTTTCGAACCTGTGAATCGATAAGGGCTTATCAAAATATAAAGATGTCTAAATAGGACTCCCCTAATAAAAAGCCAGCTATTAGCTGGCTTTTTAAGTTTACTGACAAATATAAAATTCTTAATTTTATTGATATTTCCAATGTAATTGATCATATAGTTCTTGAAAAATATTATTCATAAATGCATAATTCGCGCGCGTTTTAAGGATTATGTTAATGACAACAACAGCTTATGATACTCATTTCATGGCTTCCGACATAGCCTTTACAGTAAATCGTACAGAAGTTACTCTAAATATTCCTTTTAGGAAAGTGAAACGTTTGGGCGATATTGTATTTGGTATGGCTGGATGTTTATTTTGTATGAGAGATTTTAGCGAGGCCCTTATTGATTTTATCTTACAAAATAAAACACAATTTGAGCTTCCGAGATCTATACTTGAAAAAACAAATAGTGATTTTATTGCACTAATCTATTTAAGTGGTTCTTGCCTTAAAGTTTCTAAAATGGTAAATGACACTGAGTTTACAATAGAAAACATTACTAATGTTCCTACTGTAATTGGATCGGGGAGTTTTCATACTCAGCATATTATTCATGATTGTCCTAATGCGATAGCTGTTGTCCTAGAAGCTATTAAATACGATCAATATACTGCAGGGGAAGTAAAATATTGCAGTATTAAACGAGAAGAAGTTCATAATTTGGAAGCGCCTATCATGTCTACAACTCTTAATAATCAAATACAAATGTTGCAAACAGAGATTGCTGAAACAAATCATCTTGTTGGAAATGGCAACACATATCACGCTAACACTGAAACATATCACCATGGTGAACCTGTCAAAATTTCTACTGAATTAGGTTTACAAATGTTTCAACATAGTTTAACGAACGTCCGAAATAAATTAACTTCTAATTAATTTAAAATAAAAGCCTGCAAATGCAGGTTTTTATTTATAAACAAAATGAAATTTAATGGAACTTATGTAATTTCTAGAAAAAATTTACTTACAAGATAACCTCATTAATATGAGGTTATTTTTCATGGGCAGTCTTAATCTAGCAGCTATAACAGCTACTACTCCATACATTAAAAAGATCCAATCGGCATTAGAAAAAGCAACAGGCCAAACGATTGTTACACCAGAATTTCGCAAAATTAAGCGTGTTGCTGGTGTTAGCGTTTTACCAGTTGCATTTTTCTTTTCAGGTGGCGCTACGCTAACACTTTATGTTCGTGCTTTAGCAGATGTGGTCAAGGCCGAACTGAACGACAAAGTAATTGTGCTATCAGGAGATTTTAGTGATGACTATAAGCCAACATTTGAAAACGCCGTGAGTTGTGTAGCTAAACTTATCCGTGAAGCACAATCAAAGATTCAAGAACAAAATAAACGGGATAAAGTCAGTTTGCCGCCGCGCCGTACTTCTGTAGATCAGAAAATTAAAGAAGTACAAGAACAAGAACAAAAGCTAGATGAAGATTTAGCAAAACAAACCGCTCAGCGTGACCAACTGAAGGAACAAATTGAACATGCTAAGCAACAACTTGGTATAAGTTCGGAGGCTGGTCAATCCGAACTGGGAAAGCCTGAATTTGATAGTGCGAGTCCAATCAAATCAGTTACAGCAAATATCACACGTGGTAAAGCTGCAATGAACAAAGCCATTATGGAAAAAACCACAGTGCATAGAGCTATGTATCGTAATGATCTAGGCTGGGTGGATTTTGAGTATGGCAGTGATAAACAGGGCATTAAGCATATTATCAAGCGCCGTATGGAAAGTGATGGCATGACATATGATGAAGTTGTGCATATGCTTGTGGATACTATTGTGCAAACAATCGCTCAAGGTAGTACACAACGGCGTACAGAACGTGGATTATCTACAAGAATAAATATTGTATTTAATTCGCATGAAGCGTCATTGATTAAGCGAGAAGGTAGTAATGCATGGCTGCTTACAGCTTTTGAAGTGCATTAAAAAAAGCCCGGTAGTTAGAGATGGGTTGCGACATCTTCTAACCTACACTTATGACCCTATACGTTCTCGTGTCATAAGTGGAGCGGGCTTTGTATATATAATAATCCATGCATTTCTTATTTTCAAATATGGAACCATTCACGCTTACATATATACAAAAGCAATACCCTTAATATAGTTCTTATTAAGGGTGTTTTTTATGCAAATTCAAATCGGTATTGATATTGTCTTAATTCTTGCATTTTTAGCTTATCTTTCCGTTGTTACAGGATGGAATAGCAAGAATAAAGCTGCGTATATTAAACAATTCCGTCATGTGCCTATAAGCCTCTTATTTAAAGAAATCAGATATATGTATTTCATAAGTATGGCATGTGTATTGATCACTATTATTCTTGTTGATTGGCGAATCTATAACGTTGCTTCATATTTTGATGCATTAAGCGTTTCATTATGGATATTCATAATCTATTTCACCATTTTTTCAACTTACCAGATCAGCACTGCAATACTAGTAAAGCTTTTGATGATTTTCAGTAATAGAGCAACTTCCTAATGATCACATCTAAAACAATTTTAGACATGGTTGAGTACTGGCTTAATCATCCGGTTAATGGGAAGTATGGTTCTGACTTTGGTGCACCTCTTTATGATTTGCTAATGGCACCTTTAGACTCGAGGGTGGCAGATAGTTTTCTTATTAAGATGAAAAAGGATCTACCAATATTATCTGAGCTTAACTCTGACCAATTAGCCCTGTATTCACAAACCGAAGGATTTGAGACGGTTCATATTCATTTAAGCATCATGAATGTGAATATAGATCTTAACCAAGTAGCAGACCGATTGGGTAAATCAGTAACAGGTGAGACATATGACATTAACGCAAGCTGATTTTGAAGCCCAGCTCCAAGCAGCGATAGATGATTATGAGATTCAGGAACGCTATAAAGCTCAAGATCCACTTGTCGTTCACCAGCTGCGTTCTATGGCTAGTTTTTTGACTGCATTTGGTCCAGAAATCGATATTGCTTCAATTGAACCATTTACCAAAACACGTGACCGCTCAATTATTGCGGATGCTACAAATAAAGGCATTTTGCCTATAGGTACACCGTGTCAGCACTTAATAGAAATTATCAACCGGTCAACAAATGCTGTGAGCTTAAGTCAAGGGCGAATGATTGAGGACCATAGCGGCGGTAGAGTATGGCGGTTGCTTCAATCAATTACTGTTAAAGCTGGTGAGACGGCGGAAGTAATAGCAGAACAAAGTGAATACCGTGAAATTAAATATGTTGTACCAGTTACTGAAGGGTTCCATAAATATCGAATAGACCTTTTAGAGGACCTTTCACTTGCAAATATTTCGGTTAAGCAGGGCAATAATAACTATGTAATTAAGCCGCGCTGGATGAATGTTGAACCAGGTGAATATGCAGTAACAGTTACTACAGATAATCTAAGAAGATTGTTTATTGAGTTTGGCGATTCTGAGAGAGCTGGTCGTACTCTGCAAGCCAATGAAACTGTAATAATTGGAATTCTTGAGACATACGGGGAAGTTGATGTTAATCGTTTAAAAGATGCGGCCTTACTTGATGTACTTACTAATGATGAACAGCGGGTATCAGTGCGTTTTAAAGCTGGTGGACTGATTAGAGAAGGCGTAGATCCGTTAGCTGTATCAGAATTACGTTTATTATCAAGCTATCCATCACTTTACGATGAAGATGCGGTATTTCTCGGCAACTTTGACTATGCAGTCCGTAAAAAATTTATGAAACGGGCACAGTTTATTTCTGTCTGGAATGAAACGTTGCAAGAGCAACACTTTGCCATTACATACCGCGACATAAATCATTTAAATCTTGTGGTGGTTGCGAAGAACCCAGCTGAACAAGCAACGTTAGAACAAGATATCTGTCGGTATATTGGTTATTGCGATAACTTGTATGAAGGTAAAGTGAATGTACATGAAGTAGTTGAAAAGCCAATTGAAGTAAAAATTAAAGGCTCTTTGGCTTCTGTACATAACACTGATATGGTTAAGACACAGATCAAAGAATTACTTGTAGAACGATACGGGCGTGAATCATTGAGCTCAAGTCGTTGGCTGGTTAATGGCTTTAATACGCAAGAAATGGGGAAGCTGATTAATGACAATATTGTGGCTTTCCAAGACCGGATGAGTGACTTTACCATTATGCTTTCAAATGAGTTGAATAAGCCTAATGAGTGGGTGTATGTGACAAAAGACAGCATTACTGTTGAGTTGGAACGCACCGCTGATATTTCGGGGGCTACATGGACCCTATAAGCTTTACTCGGCCTATCGATGAACACTATGTAAGTACGGGCTTGCAAACCGCACTTGCTAAAGCATTTAAACAAGTATTTGCACAAAACTTTGAACAGTCCATACAAGATTTATTGGATTACGGTTGTCCTCATATCGGTAGTAAAACAGTTGTAGAACGGTTCTCTAAACAAAACGGACTTGTTGTATTACGCCGAAATAACACCTCTGACACGTTAATGCGAATTATATATGCCAATTGGAGCAGCATGGGTAATAAAAGAGGATTAGCGTTTTTAGGGTTTGTTTTACGAATGTTGTGGGGGAAAGATCATTTTCAGATTATCCGGCTATGGCATAGCTTGGAAAAGCTAAAAGAATATCCAGCCTATTTGTCTGATTTTGAAAAGCCAAATTACTTCTTAACAAGTCGGATTAGAATTGTTTTAGATAAAACTGTTGATGCAAATGAAGTGGTAGAGCTGTCACCGATATTACGCCGTTTAGTACCAGCCAATATTGTCGTTAAAGTTCACTCAATGGCATTTGATAGAGATTTAGGCACCACAAGCTTTGCAGCGGCAATAACAGCTAAGCCTTATGCAGTCTATAACTTCCTTTAATTCAATTGGAACTGTTGAGTTAGCGCTCAAATACAAAATGATTTCATAGTCCTGTTCATTAGTTCAGGACTTTTTTATATGCAACAAGCTCAAGACAATGTTTTAGTAGGAATCGCAGAACCTATCAATGGTCAGGGAGAAAACTTATTAATTGATCATTTCTTAGGATATGCTAGCCATGAATTAGAACCACAAGAAATTGATAAAGTTATTAAAGGGGAAGTGGTTGAAGGCATTACGGAATATGCTCAGGGCCATTACTATAAGATTTCAGCAAATCCTGAAAACCAAAATGCAAAAGATTTTGAAATCAGTATTCATTTTCAAGATGGCCCAATTCCAGAACATGGGGTGAATGGGGTTACTAGTGAAGCATTGTTAAAAGTACTTATTCACCGTACTAAAACCTTGGATGAAAAATTTCCGAGTGAGTTCAACAAACAAGCCATTATTTATATGGAAAGTGCGCTAGAAGAATTTAATAAACGTACAGCTGAGCGCCGTGCTCGTGGTGTTGAAGGCACTCTTGTTAAGTAATTGGGTGAAGTATGCGATTAAAAATCTTTTGTAGAAAACGTGCTTGTTCTCAATTAATTGACTTATCTCAAATGGATTGTTTGCAAGTCTCCGAAAGTGAACATCGAGGAGGCATGATCCATGAGCGCTTTTATGATGTTTTTATTTCTCTTAAAAGTGGGTACATCTTTGATGCAACCATTGAAGATAAACAGCATGACAAGCTATTGGAATTAATTGAGTTTGATCAAAAGATTTGATTTGGAACTGATTAAATTTCAACTATAGAACAACTGAAACAATAGCCTCAATCACAGCATTGGGGCTTTTTTATGGCTAGCAAAAATAGAAAGACAAAAGTTCTATCTTACAACTTACATGACCGATGCCGTAAATTTACCGGTGTTGATCGAAGTAATGTCGATGTAGATGCAATGGTCAACTTGATCAACAGTGACCATGTACAAGAAATGGTTGCTACTAATTCATTACAAGGTTTTTACGGTCATCAAATTCGACAGCGCTATGGTATGGTGCCGCCTGAAACGGTGATCATTAAAGGTAAAGTTGTATATCTTTCACGGGCGTTTAAAACAATTGAATTACGTGCTTCAAAGGATGGAACAGTTGAACACCGAGAAGAGTTTTATGATAACGAGCCTGGTGAGATCGCATTACAAGATTATAAAGCCCAAGCGGGTGGTTTTAGCACATCAGTCAATTACAAGAATGTCGGTGGCCGTTTAATTCCAACGGGTTTTTTTGGTTTTGATTTCGTTGCACAACCAAATTATGCAAGTAATGTAGGGGATGGTCAGTTATTTGATGGATTATTTGTTCCTGAAGAGCCAGAAGGTGTTGTTTCTTGCTTTGATAGCGCAACAGATATTTCACAGTTATCACAGCCCGAAATTATTATTGCCCAATTACTTGAAGATCAAATTTTACAGACATACGACAATATCAATAGTCAGCTGCATCTATTAACCGAGTTAGGAAATGCTCAAGGATTAGTGGGTGAATTATCAGAAAAATTTGATAAACAGAAACGCCTGCAACAACTTAGAGAAGAACGCAAAAAAGAACTCTATACGGGTATGGTAAATCCTGTGAAGAGTTTTGATTCAGTACAACAACAAGCTGAACAAATCATTCAAAGTTTGGACAATCCAAACGTAAAAGAGAAACCTAAAAAGCCGAAAAAGTCTTTTGGCAGTATCTTTAGTGTATGGGGGTAAAAATGAATTACCCCAACGATTCGCTTAAATGCATCCAAAACGCTTGGTATAAGCAGCTTGTCAATTTTCGTGCTTGGTATATGCCTGAGACACAATTAACGGCAGACTGGAAGTTGAGAGCCATTGGTAACGCTATAAAAGCATGTCCGTCACGGATGATGGACGATTCAGAAGCAATGCTTTCTGAATATAGAAAAAGCCAGAAGCATGAGGAAGAATCCAAAGTGCTTTTACCTGTAATGCTTACTGCAACAGCGTTAACTGACCAACCCCCTGATGTAAATCAATTATTACCAGTGCCTGATTTTATTGAAACGGTCATTGATGAGAAACGGGTGAAGGTTCGTCTGGTGCCGACAACTGTACGTGCTCAAATCGCTTTCTTTGCCACCAATCCCAATGATCTGCGTTCAGTAATTGGGCAATTTTGCGCGTACATGTCTAGCAATGATAACCGTCGTTTTAATGTGCCATTTCAGCAATGGAATGATCATGTATTTAATTCAACATTCACTGTTTTTGAAAATGAACTTTTTCCATCACCAGTCCCAAGCGAAGCAATCAATCTTTCTATCTCAACTGTAGATATTCAGCTCGTGGGTTATACACCTAACGTCATCGGTTTCGGTGGTCCATTCGACCAAAACACAGGTAATGGCTATGAACCTGACGGCTCAGCAACGGAACAGCCCGCAATCAACGACAAAGTTGTAGTGCAAGCTGATCAGTACACATCACTCGATCACCAGCGTGTGAAGGGTGATAGAGAAACAGGTGAAATTACAGTTGAGCGTATAGATGACTGACTTAATCGATAAGGCACAAGAAAGTGCTGATTATTTATTGCAGCAAGAAATTGCAAAGCGATGCCGTTTTGAAGGCGAATCTGAAAAAGAATGTATTGAATGTGGTGAAGAGATACCAGAGCGCCGCCGTGCACTTGGTGGGGTTAAATTCTGCATTGAATGTCAAACCAAGATAGAACGTAAACGGCGCTAAGGATACATGTAATGTCTGGAATTATTCGTATAGACAGCCGTGTTGCTGGGTTTTCTGATCAACCAATTCGTCTCATTGGTGCCGCATTTGCGGATACTGGTGAACTTGTTATTCAAAAAACTGCCGTTTATTCAAATTTACCTGTACCAAGTGATTTAAGAGATCAAACGGTTGTTGTTACTGATTCACCTGACCAAGTACAGAATTGGCAATTAAGTTTCAATGCTAAAGAGCACTTAGAAGAAGTGATTTCAATTTACCAAGCTCGTTTCAGAGCAAAGTTAATTGAAATTGAGCCGAAGCTGAACCAGTACAATCCTAAGAACGTACTTGAAATCCGTAAGGTCGATAAAAACGGCCTTCAGCAAGAATTTGATAGCAGCAGCTTAAACAACGGCCACATTGCAATCCTGTTAGCAGTTTGGGCTAGTACAAAAATTGCTAAAGGCTTTTCAATTACTGAAGGGAATCAGTTTGAAGAAGATGCAGTAGATCCAACAATGCTTCCTTTTTCAATCTTTTAATTAATGGTGTTTTTACGGTATGGCTTTGGCACCATTAAAAGAAATTCCCGAATGGTGGGAACTTTGTGAGCGTTATCGATACGACATCTATGCTTTCGCCGTAGAAGCATTAGGTGTCGAACCCACATGGCAACAAGAATTACTTTTTGAATCTATTGCATTTGATGGTAGCCGTACTTCAGTTGCGTCAGGTCACGGTTGCTTTGGAAAAGGGACTTTAATCAAATTAGCCAATGGGGACTTCATCCCAGTTGAGCGTATTAATTTAAATCATAAGATTCTCGCTGCAGATGGTAAGACAGAACTAGATGTAATTAAAACAGTAACCGGTTATCAGGAAATGTACCGGTTTGAGTATGAGAACGGTAAATCTCATACATTCAATAAATCACATATCCTTTGCTTAATCTCTTTATACGATGGTAATGGTTGGTCGAAGGGCGACAAGATTGAATTGCTTGTTTCTCAATATATGAACCTAAAACCTGAAAGTAGAGAACAGTTTGCATCTTATAGGCTTATAGATGGTGAACATAAGCCTTTAAAAATTACATCGGTTACTGAGCTAGGTGAAGGCAAATATTACGGTTTTGTACTCGATCCAGATCCATTTTTCTTAGGGGAAGATGATTTAGTACTTCATAACACTGGTAAAACGGCCAGTGCCGGTATTGTTGCCTTATGGCATCTCTTGTTTTTTGATGAATCCATCATGATGTTTACTGCTCCGCAGATTGGGCAGTTAAAGAAACAAGTCTGGAAAGAAATCAGTATCAATCTAGCACGATTGAAGCAAGGGCCTTTGGCTTGGCTTGCTGATTATGTTGGATACCAGTCTGAACTCGTATACATCAAAGGCTATAAAGAAAAATGGTATGTCTTTGCGAAGACAGCACCAAAACATCAACCTACAAACTTAGCTGGTAACCACGGCGATAACTACATGGTCTGGGTCGATGAGGCCAGTGGTGTAGATGATGCTGTCCTTGATGTAGCTTTTGGTGCCTTAACGCATGAAGACAACCGTGCAGTAATGACCTCACAGCCTACCCGTAACGCGGGTATGTTCTATGAGACTCATCACAAGTTAAGTCATCGGGCTGGTGGTGTTTGGATTGCACTCACATTTAACGGGGAAGAGTCACCACTAGTTAGTGAACAATCCTTACAGGAACAACGGCAAAAATACGGCAGCAGGGAAGATGCTCAGTATAAGATTCGTGTTTTAGGTGAATTCCCAGACTTATCAGATGAGTTCTTAATCACCAAGCGTCAAACCGAAGAAATGTATGTTGGCGCGAGTATTTTTGATGACCATCAATTCGGTTATGTCATTACTGTTGATGTTGGTGGTGGTGTTGGCCGTGACGATTCAGTAATTGTTGTTTCTAAAGTTTGGGGTGAAGCGCAATGGGGAGAGCGTGCACGCCGTGTAGAAGTTGTAGATATTCCATTATGCAAAAACAGAGATGATATCTTAGAACTATTTGCAAAGATTAATGAGCTACTTTTACAGTACCCAAATGCTAACTTGGTTGTAGATGATAACGGGGCGGGTAAAGGTTTAGGCCAATACCTTAAAAAGCAAGGTATTTTCTACGTTCCTGTTTATTGGGGCTCACAATGTTTTAGTAATGACAATAGAAAAGAGTTTACAAATAAACGGTCATTAGCTTATGTGGGCTTAGCTCGAGCAATCGCAAGTGGCCGTTTTAAAATAAAAACGAAGAAACACAATGTGAAAATTAAAGATCAGTTAATCCACGTTCCATACCGTTTTGATGACTTTGCTCGTTATAAAATCTTAAGCAAAGATGAAATGAAACGGATGGGAATTAAATCACCGGATATCGGTGATGCTTTTGCTTTCTTATTCTTGGAAAACGTTCACTACACTGAAGCTTACGAAACTGTAAATGTCACTGACGATACACCTGAAGGCCGTGAACAAGCTGAACGTAAGTCAAGATTCAGTGCTTTAAGAGAAGCAGCTGAAAAAGAAAATGATTAGTTATATGGAACTGCCCACTTAAATACCTATTCTTCATAACTACCATAGATCAATAAATCATATGGGTGGGTTATGGCTATTAACTTCTTTTTAACTGACGCAGGTCGGAATGCATTAAATAAAGTGGGTGATGTTGCTAGCTTTGGTGGGGAGCTTACCCATCTTGCTGTTGGTACCGGCAAATTTGATGCATCAGTAGAAGCGAAAAACCTAACTTCTCTTAAAAATGAATTAGCTAGATTTTCTCTTAACGGTGGTGGTGTAGATACAGAAACGGGTACTTTGCGTTTTGTAATGAGTATTGAGCCCACTTTAACAATGGAAGTGTTTGAGATGGGTATTTACCTATCAGATGGCACTTTACTTGCGGTGGCCTCGACTACAGCTGCTCAATCAATCATGTCTTTACATGCAAACGTAGTAGCCATTGTTACATTTGGATTTGTTTTAACTGACGTTAATTTAAAAAACGTAACTATCAAGATTGATCCAAACACACCAATAGCTGTGATGTTGATGAATCAGCATAGTGCAGATGAAGACCCACACCCACAATACGGCGCGTTAATTCGTAAGCTCATGACTGAACATAATCAGCATGAGGATCCGCACCCCCAATATGCATTTGAAAAAGATGTAAAAGCCAAAGACGATGATTTACAACAACAGATTGATGATCTAGATCTTAGTTCCAAAAATTTGTTACAGCAGTTAATCGATTTCAAGAAAAACTTAGATGCTCAATATCCAAAATTAATTGGAGCAGGTGTAAATATTGGTAGCTCAGCAACAGTTGAATTAGGTGGCAAAGTTACTGATTTACGTGATTCAAAGTATGCAATCTATTTAACACCAGAAAGCTCACATGAAGCATGGAAGCTTACTCGTGCTGAAAAGGGTTTTTCATATGAAGTTTGGGACCGCTCAGGTCAAAACCGGATAGGGTATTCAGGTACTGTGAATTGGTCCGTTGTTCAGGTAGCTGCAGAAACACTAAACGATGGTAATGGCGATTACACAGTACCAGGTGTTTATATCATTCCAATTCAACCAAAAGAACAAAAAGAATTCATATTGGTTGGTGCTGGTGGTGCTGGTGGTGGCAGTGTCTGGGAGTTAGGAGCATTGGCACATGGGACCAGTGGTACAGATACACGCTTACGTTTAAATGAACTTGATTTGGCGGTTGTTGGGGGCGGTAAGGGCGGTACAAGTGGTCAGTGGTCGAATGGTAGTGCTTTCTCAAATGGTGCTGGTGGTTTAGCAGGTGTAATCACTGTGACATCAAACATTACCGAAATTTCACGCAAGCTTGGTAACGCTGGTACAGCTGCAAACCAAACAAACCACAAAGGCGGTGCATCAGTAAGTCCAGTATCAAACTGGGGTGCTGGTGGTGATGGTGCTAATGGTGTAGGAGATGATGGCTGGGCACTTGGTGGTGGTGGTGCAAGTGGTGGATTACTCATTTGCCGATATGTGAATTCAACCGAAAAAACTCAGTATATGACTTTAGTTGTTGGCGAAGCTGGTCACACTACTGAAAGTAATGGCAACAGCGGTAAAGCTGGGATTGGTGGCTTTGCTCGTGTAAGTACTGTTAAAGCTTAAATAGGTGAAACAGTATGAGAAATGACTATCGAAATGCTATCAGAGATTTAATTCACCGAAATCTTCAACAGAATAATATTCAGAACTTGATTGTATGGGAGATTAAAGAGGATGAATCGCAAGATCCATCACTCTTAAGCTACAAGCTTTATGGTTCAAGAAATCATATCGATGCGGTTTTAGTGGCCTGTGGTGCCAACGGCATTTGGGAAAAACTACCACTACAAAAGGTAGCATTTCCAAGGCTCGTTGATCTTTTAAGACTTCAAAAAGAATACTTGCAGGATAATTAATATGTCAGCATTCAAGCCAGATGATTTACGCCGTGCCCAGCTGCAATTAAACCAATCTTTACAAAATGGTGGAGTTCGTAGAGATCAACAGAGTCGCCAGCGAGCAGATAGAGAACAGCGGGCATTTGCCGAAAAAGAAATTGAATATGATGATTGGGGAAGAAAGATCCCTAAGCCTATGTTCTTGCGGCCACAAGATATTGCACAAGGCGAAAAATATGATGTAGAGAGAGTGCTTTTTACAACCTTAGGTCAGCGAAATGGGGAAGTGCCACGGCGTATTACCCGTGATGATATTTTGGCATTTCAGGAAAACATTCAGTTATTAAAAGATCAGTATAGTAAGGGTATTACCCCTCAAAACATCATTAATTTAAGCCGACAAGATGATATTGACCGTGCAAATGAGCAAATATATTTGGCGGTACCAGTCAGCAGAAAAGCTGGTTTAGTGCACTTACTTACGAATGCCGGTCCAAATAGTAAAGTCTTAAATCATCACGTTGAGATTGAGTTTTCAAACTTTAAATCTGTCGTATTTGATATCGACAAGCAGGCATTAACCACTGTAAAAAACCGCTTGGCTAAAGGCAAAATCAAATTTCAGTGTGATTGCGAACGTCATACATTCTGGTACCGCTATATGGCAACTATTGGCGGCTACAATTTAGGACGTGATGAGGGCGGCTTTCCGAAAATACGTAACCCGCATTTATCCGGTGTGGCTTGTAAGCATGTATTGCGCGTTGTTAAGTGGATTAGTTCACCAGCAGGGATTGCCTACCTTAAAAAGGAAGTAGAGAAAGACCGTAAGAAACAAGTAGGTGCAAGGTATAAGCAAACAGATAAGCAAATACAGAATTCAATTAACGAGCAAGTAATGGATTTGATGAATGGTTCTGTTAAGCCAATCAAAGCCAATATCCAAAAAGCAGAAAAAGAAATGATGCGTAGAGCTGATAAAGTTGCCAAAAAGCTCTTAGAACGCGAATTAAAAACCCTCAAACGTTTTGAAGTGGAAACTATTAAAGCGAGTCAAATTGAAAGAATTCAAGCCTTACATAAATCAGGCGCAATCGACAATGACATGTTAAATGTCTTTATGAAGGGTTTAAGTCGAAATGCTAAATAGATCAGTAAATCATGTTGCAAATGGACGCCGTTTAGCAGCTAGACGTGTTGTGATGAATGCTTTAGCAAGTATTCCGGCACAAGTCTGGCGTAAAGAAGTGGTTTTCAATAATCCAGCTGAAGATTCAAAACCTTTAGATCCACTTTCTTTTGAAGCAAACACTTTATCAATTCAAGACGAACCTAACTACAAGTATGAATATAAAGGGGCCGCATATGTTCATTTAGATAAATTTAATGGTGGTTATATTCAAAAGAACTTCTCTATGAATAACTCGTCTGATTTGGTGCTAACAGCTCAAGTTGAGCCATTCAATGAAGAATTGGACGATGTATTGGAAAGAATAATCAACATTCCCGACATGATTCTTAAAGAAGGGGATCTTTTAGGTTTAATGATTTATGAAAATCTTATGTTGTGGTTTGAGATTGTGAATATTACTGGTTTTAGCCTCATGGCAGATTTTGGCAGTAAGTATGTTTTAAACCGTAGAGATGATTTGTTTATTTCACCTAATGGTGATGGAGAGAGTTAATGAGTTATTTAGTTTTTAATGAAAAAGGTAAAAAGACAGGCGACATTGAAATAGCTGAACAATGTACTTCAGCAATTTTTAATTACCAGGTAATCGGGAACGGGGCCGAAGTAGAATTTTTCGGAAGTAATGTTCCAAATGCAGATCCGCAAAATGATTCACACTGGGTACCTATTCTTACTTTAACAGCTGCTTCACCAGATACTGAACCTTTTCGACAACATTGCTGGGATAAGCTCCGTTATAAAGTGAAAGCAGGAAATAGTGTGGAAATTTATGTTTCTAGTGGGGTAAGCGGATAGAAGTGCAGCTAAGTCTTAAGTATACACAGAGCGTGAGCAAAACATCTTGTTAAGTCAGGCAGATGATATCGAAAAGATATTGGGGTTAGAGCAAGCGCTCAAGGGGGATGCAATAAAAGGTGAAGAAACGTAGAATTTAATTTAAATTATTGGGGAATTTATTAATTGTTTCGCTAAAAAATGAATTTTATTATCGAATATTTAAAAAGAGCCTCTTTTATTGAGATACTAACAATATTGTTTTTTTTAAGTGTTGGTGTCTCTTTAACTTTTAAAATTGGGTTTTATAATGCTTTGGGGGTTGGCTGGTATATACAAAATTTAACGCCTCAAATTCTTTTTATCTCATCTTTTAAAGTTATTTTAATTTTTTTAGGTGGGATCTTTGTCGGATGCATCTTTGGATTAAAATTTTCTGAAAGATCTGTATCTGTTATTTTTTTATGCTTTATAGCTTTGTATACAAGCTTTAATGGATTTATTCAGAACTTATTAAGTATTAACTTAGAGATCTCTAATTATTTTGATGTGGTTTTGTTTATATTTTATTTTTTAACATCCATGTTTTTAGTTTCGTTAGGTTATAAAAAAAGAAAATATACTGACCCTTTGTTCGTTGGTCCATTAATTAGAATCAAACGAGAAGAAGTAATATTTGATAATGTATTTAAAATTGTAATTATCTTATTAATATTTTGTTTGCCGTATGTTAGTGGGTATGATGCTGGAAAATTAGTCAAAAATAACAAAGGAAATAGTGTGGTAGTCATAAAGAATGACTCAAGAAAATGGCATTTAATTGATATGAGTGGAGATAAGGTATTGCTGAAAGAGATTAATCCTAAAGAAGATGTTTTTAAAGTTCTGGAATATAAAGATATAGACACCATAACAACAAGATAATCACACAGCAAACCTAAAGACCGCTAAGCCAAAACTAGCCCTATTCACAACGAATGGGGCTTTTTTATGGCTGGTAATCGACAAATTAAAACACCTGGTGCAGCACCAGAGCCAACAACAGTTGATGAAACTAAAGCAACTGAACAGCAAGCGGATGCTACACAACCAGACGCTAATCAATCGACAGAAGATCAGGCACAGACTGGTGATGCTGGGTCTGAGACAGAATCAACGGTTGATCAAACGGCACTGGTTGAACAATTACGTCAGCAGTTAGCAGCAGCCGAAGCAAACAATCAAGCGCTGAAAGGCCAATTGCGCCGTGAAGGGGCTAAAACACCTGACGCAGCTAATGTGCCAACAGAAACGGTACAAGCTGGCACACCTTACTTAAGCCCTAAAGGCTGGACACGGAAGAAATAACTATGTGCGGTAGCAAACCCGTTCGACAAGATCCAGAAGCAGATGCGGCAGCAGCAGCTCAAAACGCTGTTACTGAAACCAATGCTAAAAAAGCACAGCGTCGCACTCTAAACCAGACCAGCGCGTTAGGTTCAGCACTTGCCCCTGATACCGCTGCAACTAAAACAAAGTTAGGCGGTGGCAAATGGATAAAGGCGCTCAAAAGTTTTGTCGTCGCTTAGGTCAATTACGACTTGAGCGCTCTATTCATGAATCACATTGGTCTGATTGCTACAAGTTTGGCGCGCCTGAACGTCAGCAAAACCTTAGTTCTACAACAGATAACAAAGGACAGCGTGAGAATGAGCGCGCAGACATTTAGCTATATAAATAAAGGGCTGCGATGGTCCTTTAGCTACATTTTCTTTGTCCTCATTATTGGGGACTTTTTTATATTTGGAACCGACCAGAATTAGTAAAAATGGCCCATGTCAGACTTTCTTCATCTTACATAGAAAGCCAAAGGCTGGTTTAAAATGACTGTGTTATCAGACGAAATTCGTAAAAAGTATGAGGCTCAACAAATTGCTACAGCTCAGTGCCGAAATTACTATTTCAAAAGTCCTGATGAGCTTGAAAATGGGTTTGATAGTGCACAAACAGCGGCAGAAGAGTACCCAGAAGTATTAAAAGCAATTTTTGATTCAATTGGCATCGAATATGCGCCAGAAGTTGATAAAGCTGTGATGTTTGGGGTATCACAATATCAAGCACGCCATGGCGGTGATTTACCCCATCCTTCAATCATTGCAGCTGCGTTAACTGCTGGTTTAAGTGGTGCAAAACAAGCTGGTTCTTTGCCTACTGATACCATTAGCTATTATGACAGTATTAATGAATCTGGATTTGATGATGTAAATCACCAGCATCATGAATCTGTAAGTATCGTCCCAGCGATTACTGTAGCAACTATTGCAAACGTTATCGCTTATGCAACGCCAATTGTTGCAATGATTCCAAACTCTAATGGTTCAAATGAAGTACCGTTAGTATCTATTCGTTTTGTCACCAATCGTGATTTTGGTGCAATGAAGAAATCAGAATACTTAGACGGTGCAAATGCCTCAAAGCCTTATGTAGAGGGCCGTTTACGTTTTGCATTGTCAAATGGTGGTGCAGGTACAACCTACTCAGTGGTAGCACGAACTGGCTATGAAGATTTCAAGGCAAAAACGCCAGATGTAAATGCGAAGTTACTGCCGTTTATTGCTGGTAATGTTTCAATCAAAATCAACGGTAAAGAAGTTGCGCATACTCGAAACCGCAGTAAATCAAAATTTTCAGGCAAGATTTCTGCTATTGCTGAAAAAAGCGTAATTGTAAACGGCGTAGAGTATCGTGTTGTTGGTAGTGAAATTGACCTTTCTGCTAGCAAAATTAGCGTGACCTTAAATGAAGCTTTACCAGCTGGTGCTAAAGTTGAAGTTCATCTCGTAGCTGATTTTGATGCGCGTGATGGTAACGGTAACTTCTTAATGACGCCTGTAGGTGTTGATTTTGAACCTGAATATGAAAATTTGGTGGCTTCACCAATTATGGCACAGGTTACCGCAGCAACTTTATTGCAGACTCAGTTGAATAATGAACTCAAACTCGGCTTCTTAGGTCAAGCTTTGGCAATTATTCAGGGTAAAGTTTTCTTGGAACAAACGGTCCGTCTTTTAGGTGAAGCAAAAGATTTGGCTGAATACTCAGGCCATGAAATTACTTTTGATGCTTCTCGTGGTGTGACTGGTAAATTAGCAGCAGCGTTTAATACCACTGGCGATCTGTTTGGCGAAGTAATGAAGTTTATTTCTGCTGCAAAAATGGATATTAATCAGCGTACTGGTGGCTCTACTGTTGCTTACGATTTGTATGTGGGGGATAGTGGTGCAGTATTCTTTAACCAACTATCTAGCGATAAGATGCCGACAAAAACTGGGTACTCTGCTGGATATGGGCAAATTGTTCGTATTGGTAAACTTGCAGATGGTACAAACGTTTACCACGCACCGTCAGCACAAGAGCTTGTAGCTGAAGCAGATACAGCATTTGATATGCTTTTAGTTGGTCGTGGGAATGAGCCAATTCGAGCGCCGTTTGTTGGGTTTATTCAAACCCCACTCTCAGTTATTGAAACACGTCCAGATGCACGTGAATCAGTACTTACTTTAATTGGCTCTCAAGCTGCAGAAATGAACCCATTGGATCGATACGCTGACCAAAGCTATGTCATTCACTGCATCAATATGCCATCTCTTAAAAAATCGTAAGTAATACAAATTAAGGCGCATTTCGATGCGCCTTTTCCCTTATTTATTGAAAGGAAAATCTCATGGCTACAGCAACACAAAACACTGACGAAACTTTAGCTTCAACTGACGAACAAGCGACTAATAAACCAAAAAACACACGTAATAAAACCAATAAAACTACAGAAACACAGAATACCCAAGCTGGTGATGAAAAAGCTTCAGACCAAGGTGATTTGTTAAATAGCCAAGGTCCTGAAGACGGCGCTTCCCAAGATGAAGGTAAGAAACCTACTGATTTGAAAAATGGCGATTCAGATAATGAAGATTCCAGTACTAAAGATAATGGAAATTCAACTGAATCATCAAATAAGACACAACAAACTGATATTCCCATGGCCGAACATCAAATTGTGGAAAATCTTTCTGGTTCTACCATTAGTAATGTAGATCTTCTAGTTATTAATGTGACTAATAACGGATTTTCAACTGTTTTAGAACCGTTATCACGTGTTGCTATTGAGGCAGGTAAAACAGCAAGTATTACGTGTCATAACCAAACATTTAAACATCAAGTACTGGAAAACATACGTCAGTTGAAGGGGCTTGGTAAGAATCTAACTGTTGAGTAACAAGATGACTATTTTCATTATTGATGGCACGAACCCAATTATGGATGCTGTAGGTGATCAACCAACTGAACGAAGTATTACACTTCAAAATAAAGGTTTAAGTGACATTACCGAACCATTTACACAAGTTTTAGTACAAGCTGGTCAAAAGGTCACATTCACTTTGATTGGTGACGAAGCTCATAAACAATTGTTAGATAACCTAGATCAAATTAATGGCTTGAAAGGTAATGTACTTCAAATTGTACCTACTGAGGCAGAAGAGCCTACGGAACCTGCTAGCGGATTATAAAATTTAGGAAATAAAAAACCACTTTCGAGTGGTTTTTTTACATTGGAACTAGCCAGAAAATCAAAAACTCCCACGGCTCAAAATACTTAAAACAAATAGCCTTGGGCGTGTAGTGTAATGAATATACTTGCTCTATCAAGTACAGGTGAACTATCCCTTGTAGCAGGGGACAGTCCATCACTCAAATTAGAATTTGATACATACAGTTATCTTGCTAGTGCAGAAATCAATGTGGCATTTTTTGCGAAAGTTTCAAGCCCACGTGGACCTGCAGATATTTCTATGCGTTTAGAAATACGTGATGCGGTAACTGGTGACCAAATTGTTACTGTTCAGGGATTAGTAGATGGAGACATTGAAAATTCCGCTTCGATTGTTGCTGTAGCTGATGCGAAAGAATATTTCGAGCGATTTGATTTATCGTTAGGTATTGATGCGTTACAAGCAATTCTCAAATCTAATGCTTATAACGAATCAAATAGCTTAGGTCGTGCATCAAAAACGTTGGCATTGGAAGACGAATCGTTACCGTCATTTAATCCAGATGAACTATATAAAATTCTGACAAGCCAATTAAGCACACCAGCATATCTGACTTTACCAAATCCTCATGATTTACCAATTTATGTTGCGGCTCAACGTGCAGCTACAAAATTACGTATTCCTTTGGATGCTGAAATCAACCCAACTTTTACAGCTGAGCAAGCAGCTCAATTTGCGACAAGTGTAGATGCTCAATCACAGTTTGTTCAATTCATTTGGAGCCCGAACCTTTGCCGCCCATCTGATGCTGTCACGCTAAGAGGTCGTAAGGTACCAGCTTATTATTTGGGCCATTACATCGGCGATAAATTATTACGTAATGCAAAGTTAAATAAACAAGGCTTTGCGCCGTTAAAAAATGCAGTAGCTTGGAAAGATTATCCCTTTACAGCAAAAAACTTAAGCCAGATGCCGAATATTGATCTTGAAGATGAACAGACTCAAGAAATGTTGGCTAAGGCTAAAGTAAATGTAGTTCGTCCAGTTAAGTTTGAAACTACATTATTTGTATTAAGTGATGTGCTTACCCAATACCAAAGCAAAAATAGTGCTTTGCGTTTAGTTCCCGCCGCGGAGATTTCGGCTCGGGTTACGAATAAATGTATCGAGATCCTGCGGACTTATATGTTCCAAGCTACACCGGACTATATCAAAAAAGCTGGTGATGACATTCAAGAGTTTTTAGAGGGCGCTTCTAGTGAGACAACCGGTTGGTTACAACCGGCTGAAGATCTAGGGGGTAAACCTTTTGAGTTCAGTTTAATACCTGACAAAGACTATCCATATGAGCGTGTACGACTCTATTTAGCCCATGGAGTTGTTGGTACAACTCGTGCCGCAATTTTTGATGACGACGTTTTAGTTAAATAATTTTATTAAGGATCTATCAAGATGAATCCATTTGGACCCACTACTGAAAAACCATTAACTTTACGTGCTTTTGATTCAGCAGCGGAGAATATTTCTACCGTTGTAAGTAAGGTTTCAAGTACTGATCGAGAACAGCAATCTGTGATTGAACAAGTACGACAAATTGCTCTGAACATTCTATCTGATACGGTAGATACAATCAGTGAAGGTAAGCTTGAAGAAGGTGAACTGGGCGTTGATCATTTAGACGCATTAATTGTCGATGCATTAGATGGTGCAGATGATGAAGACGGTATCTATGAAAACGCTTTGATGGCGTCTCTTTCCGATGCTTTCTTAACATTTGGCGTTGACGCTACTGATATTGAAGAGATCTTTAGTGATGATACAGAAGTTGCTGATGCGGCGTTAGAAGCAGCAGCCAATACAGTTCTTGCTAATATGCCAGACGAAGGCCCTGAACTTGAAGAACTGGTTCGTGAGTTTATTTTCGGTGAAGCAGATGAAACTGAAGAAGGTTTCGATTCAATGGCTAAAAAAATTAAAGCTCGAAATGGAGCATTTAGCCAACGGAAAGTAAATGGGCGAAAAATTCACTACCGTGGTGTGCTGGCTATTCGTCAAGGTGTCAAAACCGTTGTGAATAAACGATTACCTGGTCAAAAGGTCCGTTTAACTGCAGCACAAAAAGCTGGTATGAAAAAAGCTCGACTTCATGCTTTTACTGCAAATGCAATCAACAAGCGTTTACGTTCATTCAAAAAAGGTAAACGCTTAGGTATTTACTAATTACTCATAGGTAAGGTCATTTTTGGCTTTACCTATAATCCATTTAATTAAGGAAATACTCATGAATACAACTCAAATCATAGGTGAAGCGCCTGGTATTCAATATCAGAAAAAAACTGATAAAACAGAAATAAAGACCAATCAATCATTAACTGACACAATTATTATTGGTCGTTTTATGCGTGGGCGTTTTGATGCACCGATGACAATACATAAGGGTAATATCCGTGGTGAACTTGGTTATGAACCAAATAATCCTGATTATCGTTGTGTCCAAGATGCGCTAGATCGGGGTGTACCTTCATTACAGGTTCTGCGAGTACCACCAAATATTGGATAAGTTCTAAAAAGAAAGCCAGCTGTATAGCTGGCTTTAATATAAGGGGAGTTCCAGTAGGAACGTCTTAATTTAATGATATGCCCTTTCAGTTCACAGGTTCAAAAGGAAAGCGTTTTAATACTTTGCCAAGCTCAAGTACTTCATCCTTATGAAGAAACTCCCATAGCCCATTAAACTTTTCGCGTAGTTGCACGACATTAATGGGCGTGTGGTGTAGAGAATATTGCTGTACTGAAAGAGCGCCGTTTTCCTGAATCGAAATCCAGAAGTTTTTCGGACCTTTGGGAGATTGATACTTTAGCTTCTCACCTACATGCTGTGCTATTTCATAAGCTAGCGGATTTTCTAATGCTGGATACCGTGCAGCGAGATTATCTACAAATTTTTCTAAACGTTTAAGTGTATCTGTTTCGGTTGGGCCTAGCTCATGAAGTGGTATTGTCTCAAGATACTGCTTCGCATCATCAAAATGGATTGAAAGCAATTGGCTATATTTAGCAATTCCAAAGTGGCGATTATGACGTATCCACATAGAGGCTCTTAAACTTCGATCTTTTCCTGCACGACGATCGACGATTGCATGTAAAGCATGCTGTTGTTCAGGTGAGATAGCTTTTCTATGATTGATTACTTGGCCTTTTGTCCAGTAATTCCATAAGACATCATCACATTCGTTTTGGTACATGATGACAGTGTCACGAAGTTCAGGTTTTACTTTGTTAGGACTGATGGTGGTGAGCCAAGCAAGAAGTTTTCTTAGTGGTAGACAAACCATTTCCTGTAAGTCGCCAAGAGTAGGTATAACGATTTTCGTTATACCCCATCGTTGAGGATTGGCATTCAGTTTTGCTAATTGAGACTGCCAAGCTAACCCCATACCCTCAACAATAGGCTTCATGGGTGTATATGGCTGACCATCATGTTCCACCAAGTACAACTCAGCATTGTGGAAAGGTACGGTGATTTGAGTTAAAGTAGTCATGTCTAATTTCCTCTTAGAGATTGGATATAACCCCTTGTTTACTTTGATCGGTACAAGGGGTTCTTTTTATCAAGACCATATCCTGTCCTGATGAGTTAAATATAACAACTATTAAATATAATAGCAATTACGAGTATTAATAAAATTATATTTAATAGCAATTGTTCTTGTGATACACTGAACTAAATATTTTTTGGTATATCGTGATGGTTGAAAAAAACAATGTCGCAACTTTGCGAGAGCAAGCTGGTATGACAGTTTATCAATTAGCTAAACAATGCGGATTTATATCAAATAATCATGTGCTTAATAGGTATATAAAAGATGCAGAAGCAGGAAAACACATCAGTGTTTATCGTGCCTTACTCATTTACACCGAACTAAAAAAAGCTGGTGTATGCGAGAAGTTTGAAGATGTCTTTTGGCTTGAATGTGATGATAAAGATATCGAAAACTAAAATATTTTTCTTGTGGAGTTGGAACTAACTAACTTCTAAGCTTTCCTCATTGTAAATAATGGCTTTATTCAATGAATAGGGTCATTATTATGTCCAAAGCTTTAGCTTATGCACCGGCAGTAAATACAGCTAGAACAAAGTTGCCCAGTACTGAATCAGATCCTTTCTATTTTAGGCACATTACAAGAAAATCAGTTATTATGAAAATCATAACAACTTGATTAACTATTTGTTTTAACTTAACAAACTGAGAAGCCCAATCTAAGCCAATGCCATCAACGATATGCTTCATGGGTGTGTATCGGGGTGTACCTTCAGTACAGGTTCTGCGAGTACCACCAAATATTGGATAAAAAGCTGATTTAAAAAGCTACCTTTTAGGGTGGCTTTTTTATTAAGACCTATTAAGTGGTTGTTAAACAGGTCTTGAAACAGATCTTCAAATTGTTTATATTGAGTTAACCCTGTAGCAAACTTAACTTTCTGAGGACGGTTCTAATCAATTGGCTACAAATTGATGTAGGACACATCAAATGAGAAACGTCATGAACCACATAATCCATAGTCGATTTGTGGCTAGTGTTTCTGAATTAAAAAAGAATCCTACAGCAGTTGTACAAAATGCTTTTGGCGAAGCAGTAGCTATTCTGAATAGAAATAATCCAGAATTCTACTGTGTTCCGGCAGCAATGTATGAACGCATGATGGATCTAATTGAAGATCAGGAACTAATTAAACTAGCCGAGCAAGTTGATACTGACGAAACTGTGAAGGTATCTATTAATGAGTTACGAGCTAGAGTTCTCAAAAACAGCTCTTAAAAAGTTTGACAAACTTAACCCACAAATCGCTGAGCAGTTTATTCGTAAGCTGGAAGCAATCCTAGATAACCCTAAGATACCGAAGAATAAGCTGAGAGGATCAGTTGATCTATATAAGATTAAACTGAAATCAGCAGGATACCGCCTTTTATATCAAGTCAAGGATGATGTAGTCGTAGTTCTTGTTCTTGATGTAGATAGGCGAGATGTTATCTATAAACAGATGTGATATAGCCCGCTTTTGCGGGTTTTTTATTAATATAAAGTCAGTTTTCTAAAATGGAACTGATTAAAAACCAATAGCAAAAACATCCTTAATCTTGTTGCATAAATCTGCATTTTGAGCATCAAAATTATGCAACAATCTAATCCGATTTTACTAAATCAGCTTAAACAAGATTACATTGCTCTACAGCAACTTGGTTCACCATTATTAGCGTGTCAGGGGATGTTTGTTCCTCGTGGCATGGAAGACCTTCGCTTCTTATTTAAAAGTTGCCCACGGCCAATTGTGAGTAATGAAGATCCAGCAGAAGTTCAATATGCGGGTGGATTTACTGGAATTGTTGCTGGTCCCCCGAAAACCCATTACACAGGCAACCTTCAAATCCTAGTAACTGAAGCAGGGCATGATCAACTATTAGCTGAATATGTCGTAGCTAGTGGTGGAATCATCCATGGTGATTATTACGATGGCCGTTTAGGTAGTTTTACCCGTTCTTATGCACTTGAAAACTGTGCTATACGCTTTGAGTCAGCTGAGTATGATTCAGATAGCCGATCTCAAGTTATGACAGTTTCTTGCCCAATCGACTATAACTACTTTGGTAGCTTCGCAAACATTGGTACCAACGGCAGTATTCAGCCGGGTAAAAAAGAAATTGATGGTACAGCTGAACTTGTGAATCGCGTTCAGCAGGTAATCAATACTGCTCAACAAGCTGTACGCAACTCAACGATTAATGCGACATCACGTACATTAGGCAATCTTTTCGGGTAATGGCTATGAAGTTATTACCTGAATCTGAAGGGTATGCTGTAGTTGCTGGTTCTATCCAGCAACTTTCAGAAGAACTCTATAAAGAATATCAATTATCGGGCTATTCAATTTTGCTTGATGATATCGTGAAAGCATTTTTAGATGAGGCAAAATATTATGCCGGATGGGCTGTTTTAGATTGTCAAACTAAAGCTACCACGAGTATTGAACTGAATGAAACTATCGAACTTAGCGGTGATGAGTACGTAATCATCCAACCTTTAGTAAAAGCTCACTGTGATCTTTTGCAAGCTAGATTGGTTGAAGCTACTCGTGGGCTCGGAGTCGAAAGTTATGGGCTATCTGTATCAGAAGCTCAACAGAACTATAATGAAAAGAAAGACGCTTTGCCTAAACTTGCGTTTTGTATGGCCCCAATGAGTTTTAATTTTAACTTGGGGAACCGTTAATGCAAATCACCATTGTATCTGCGGGTAAAATTATTCCAGCGTCTGAGCTGATTAGTGCAACTTTAAGAACTGATCTCGTACCTATTCCCGCATCTATTGAGTTCACAGTTCAATCTACTACTGAATTAGACTCCCTTTTAAAAGAAGGGGAGCTACTTACTGTAAATGACATATCTCATCCTTTCGAACTTATCAAAGTTACCCCTCTAAAAACTCAGACTATTAAACAAGATCGGCGAGTAGGTGGCATCTCATGTATTGGTATTTTGGCTGGTTGTAAAAGACTTATCGAATATTCAAAGCAAGCAATTATTAGTAATGAAACTTCTTTTAATTCAGTAATTCGAGCTTGTGGTGCAACGATCAGTCTGGGCAGTGATTTACCTTTGCCTAAATTTGTTTGTTTAAAGGGTAGTATGCCTACACAGCGCTTGGCTCATTATCTGCAACAAGAAGCAGCTGTAATTTGCTTTCAAAATAATAAAGTGTCTGCTCAAAAAATTGATTCTTTCTTCAAAAAGGAACCTATCACAAAACTAGATCCTAGCAGTGTCGTTTGGATATCAAGTAAACCTTTGGAACTGATGCAAAAATCATCTTTTGTCACAGTTGAGAATAACGGTTCAACGGTTGTTGGTGATGACTCAATAACCCCAGGCCACACTGTGACGCAAAGAGCTGGTTTAGATGCCCGACAAGTCAAAAACTTGGAAAAAGTTTTGATTATGCGTGGGACCATTATTAGACCACTAAATTTGAACTGGAATGCAGGCGATATATTTGAAATAGATAGTAAGAAGTATGTCGTTTTAACTGCTGCACATCATATAGATACAGGCGCAATCGGGGGATCAATGGGGACTTCATCAAAGTTCTGGATTGCTAATTTGTAGGTCAAATATATGAATGGTTTAAAACGTGCAAAGATTTTAAGTTACAACGCAAAAGGTCGTACTGCACAAGTACACATTCATGGTTTAACTGATGGCGCGAGTGAAGGAATTACAGCAACTTTTGCTTATCCAGTCGGCGATAGTGATTTAGATACAGAAATTCAAATTTTGGATGGGGAAGACGTCTATGTCTTCTTTGAAAATGGTAATGAAGAACGTCCAGTAATCCATAGTTATGTCAGTCACGGAGACGGCGCGATTGTAGGTGTGCGCCGTATTCGACAAGACAATATTGAATTTATCTCTAAAGAAAATTTAAAAGTAGATTCTGGCACAACCGTTTCGATCAAAACGCCGTTAATGAATGTACAAGCTAATACTCAACAAACTGGTAATAGCACATTAACGGGAAATAGCACTGTAGTGGGTAATACTTCAGTTGCGGGCAATAGTGCTGTAGCGGGTAGTATGGCAGTTGGCACAACGCTTACGGTTGCAGGTGTGCCTATTGACCCTAAAGCTATTGAGGGTGCATTTAAAGATGCTCTTAATAAATTAGAAAGTTTAAAGGAAGAGTTAAAAGAACAAGGCGAAAAAATTGATGAAACTAAAGATCAAGTAAGCCAAGAGATTGATGAAAAAATAAAGGAAGTAGAAGAATTAATAGAAAATATTAAAGATTCTGATGCTTTTAAATTGCTTGAAGAAGGAATGAAACATTTTGATGAGGAAGTTCAAAAGATTCATGAACAAGTTAAAGAAGTTAATCAGATCGCTCAAAATAAAGTCGATGAAGTTCGTGCTTATATAGATCAAGAAATAAATAATACTAAATTAATTGTAGATCAACATAATAATGAGGCTAATCTACGATTGGATGAAGCCAATCAACGTATCGATCAGTCTATTCAAGCTAATGAAGCATTGGTTGCTGATGCTCAACAACGTGCAATTCGTGCTGAGAAAGAACTCGATGATAAAATCGGTTTTATTAAAAGTGAAACAGATTCAATCATTGCTGATGTAAGAAGTGATTCAAATGAAATTCGGTTAGTCGCAGAAAACGCAAAAAAAATTGCGGATCAAGAAGTTCTAGACCGTAAAAAGCAAGCAGCTGACACACTAAATGTTATTGATCAAACTAAGGCCACCTTAAAACAAGACATTGATCAAAACTTAGTTAAAGCTGGTCAAATGATTGATGACGCTAAATTAGCATTAGGTGAAGAAACTAATACACTCATTAATCAAAAAATTGAACCGGTTGTAACCCAAACTGAAGCTGCAGTTAAAAAAGTAGATCAAATTGCAGCTCAGTATATTGATCTTGATAAGAAAGTTGATTCTGGTTTTCTAGCTGAAGCTGAAGCACGTGCAAATGATAAAGAGGCTTTAACTCAAAGTTTTGAGCTTAAGTTTGCTGAAATGCAAACTGAATTGGGTAAATCAAATGCCTTAATTTCAGAAGAATCTAAAACTCGTGCAGCTCAAGACAAAGCAATTACTGAACAAATTAGTATTGCTCAATCTCAAATTGGTGATAACAAAGCTGCCATTAATAGTGTTGAACGAACTGTAGTTGACCTTACCAAATCTGTGGCTGAAAAAACTGACCAAATACAGGCCAGTTTAGACACAACAAATGCAAGTTTATTAAGTGCTAATGAGTTAGCGCGGATGCAATCACTTGGTAAACCTTTACGTGATGATCCGACGTTTCTTTCTGGTAATGGGGGATTAAGTGCCTATGTGGTACCAGCAGGCTCAACACTAACTCGACAAGCCAAATCTACGGATAACCCCGTAAATAGTACCCATGAGATGCTTTTAAGATCTACATCATCTTTAGGTGGTGGTTGGTATCCAACTGTTCCTACACTTGTAGCTGCGCCTAATAAAACCTTTTTAATAAAACAAATTATTAAAATGCCAAAAGGGACTTATTTATTACCAGTTGGCAATGCTACAGGTACAGGTGGTTATTTACGAGTACTTGGAAATAAAGAAGGTACTGGCAAGTTTGAGGTTTATTACTCTGTTGTTCAGTGTGGCTATGATGCACCAGCAGCTATTCATGGGCATTTTCGTGTATTAGCTGGCACTAATCCACCTTTACCAAGCACTTCAAGCCCAGTTGATGTAATCCTTGCTGATTATGAGGTCTGGGACATTACAGCACTAAATGACACCATCCCTAAAGCATGGCGTGATCAAATTACTGGTAATGCCTCATATATCGAAAAGGTTGAATCATCTGTAAAACTTGTTGATGAGAAACTTGTTTCAGAAGCAAAAAAACTTGAAGAACTAAAGACTGACTATAATTCAAATAAAACTAAAACAACGTCTGATTTAGCGACAATTACTCAGTCAGTTTCTGATGGGGATAAAGCCTTATCATTACGTATCGACCAAACAAAAGCAGCTCTGGAAGAAGCAGATCGTCAGTCGAATTCAAATATTCTAGAAGTTACTGAGTCACTAGCTGAATTTGAACAGTCTACCACGACGAAATTTACAGAACTTGATACAAGTATCTCGAAAGAAAATTTGAAGGTACAAGGTCAGATTGTAGATGTCCAAAAAAGTATATCTACCTTAGAAAGTAATACAAACACTAAAATATCTGGCCTTTCTTCTTCACTTAAAACTACTGATGATATTGCTAAACTAGCTTTCGATAATGCAGCCGAAGCGCAGCAAACTGGTACAACAGCGGTAAAAGCAACTGAAGCACTTTCTCAAAATTTATTAAGTCTCAAGTCTCAAACTCAAGTGACTACTGGTGTGAGGGCAGTAGTAACAGCAAAAGGAATTGATGACTGGTCAACTTGGCGAGCTACAGGTGAAGCTAAAGTACTTCAAGATTCTGATGCATTTGGCGGTTATATTCTTGAGCTTGGTAATAATGCTGGCAATGATGAAGCTTGGGTTCATTGGAAAGAATTAGTAAAAATTAATCCAGATACGCTTTATCGGGTGCGTGCACGTTTCCGTCGTGTTGCTGGTGAAAATGGAAGTATTTATTTAGGTGTTGCATGTAAAACAGCAGATCAAACTAAGTATGTAACAACTACAAATAATCTTGCTGCAGACATGGGCTCATCAAATTACTTGTTGTCTGCAATTAAACCAAATTTAGGTGAATGGCAAGAAGTTGTACTTTATCTGAAAGGAAAATCTACAGGTGCAGCTACGGGACTTGGAACAATTGATAATCCGCGTACTTTCCCAGCACAAGCTGAATTTTATGCCCCAATGTTTATTGGTAACTATGCGGCTCAACCAGGTATAAGTCAGCTTAACTACATTATCGTTGAAGATAACAACTCTTTAGCTTCAGCAAATGATGCAACAGCAACCGCAAATGATTTATTCAAAACTGCTACTAATAGAACTGAGGCTGAAGCAGAACGGACCAGTAAGCTTGAATCAAGAATGCAGAATGCTGAAACAGGTATTCAGAGCAACGCTCAAGCATTATTGAAAACAGCTACAAAGAGTGATCTTGATAGCGCCATGGGACGTGTGGCGACTGATATTACAGCTGCAGTGAATAACATTAAGATTGGTGGTGTAAACGCCGTAGCTAATTCAGAAGCGCCTCGAACATCCACAGCAGCAACAAGCCGTGAATACTTAATGTATGAACGTAGCAAAGAGTTGAAAGCTTTTTATGACGAAAACTTAGATAAGCCGGTTACCATTTCATTTGAAGTGAGTGTACCTGTTGCCGGTTCGGTTCAGGTTTACTCATCTAATGGTTCTGCCCACTTTTTCGCAACTTCAGTTACAGTAACTAAAGCAAATGAGTTTCAAAGATTTGCAGTTACAGTATCCCCTAAAGTACACACTGGAAGTACTACCGAATCAACAATTGAGTTTTACGGTACATATGGCACGGGGCGAATTCCTACAATTCAAAAATTACAGATCGAAGCTGGTAATAAAGCTACAGCGTGGAGCCCAAGCCCACGGGATACTCAAAGTTCATTAAATGCTAATGCGGAAGCGATTAAAGTTACTCAAGCTGAAGTGAAGAAGCATGGTGATACTTTATCGTCTCAAAGTTTAGATATTTCAAAACTTAGAAATGATCTAACAATAACCAACACCGAAGTAAGTAAAAAAGCCTCAACTGAAGCATTACAAACCACAAATTCTCAAGTATCTGAACAAGCTGGACTGATTAAAGCTGTTACAGAACAGGCGAATACTTTATCTGCAAATCTTAAAAAGTCCGCACCGGCTGGTACGAACTTGTTGATTAACTCTAATGTAGTTGGAAACTACGATGGCATTTCATATCCTCATTTACGCTATAAGCTTGGTGAAGACTGGGAAGTAGGAGCAAAGTACACTCTTCTTTGGTGTGCAGAGCATACACGTGGTGCTGGTGACACTAACTCAAATTTAGCTGTATATGCTGGTGGAGGAAGTCAGTTTTTACAGCAGGTTATTAACACTTCAGGTAAGGTAATAAGCAAAATTACTTTTACGAAGACTTCAGCTGGTACCGCCAAAGAAGTTAACTTTTATATGCTTAGCAGACCAACTGCAGACAAGCAAAGTGTTGGTACTGTGTATTGGGCTGTGTTAGTTAAAGGGGATTTCATAACTACAGATAATTGGATTGCAAGTCCTTACGACTTCAATGCAGCATTCGATCAAGTATCAGCAAATTTAAATGAATTTAAACAAACGTATGTTACTGAAAGTACTGCTTTAGCTAAAAAAACTCAAAACTTAGAATCAACAATTAATGATCCTGTAAATGGTTTGGCTGCACAGGCTAAACAAATTTCCGACCGGATGACTAAATCTGATGTTGATAGCGCAATATCAACTGCGACCGAAGCATTGAAAACAAGTATCGGTGGTAAGTCTTTTGACAACATCGTTATCGGGGGTAATGTCGAAAAAAGTAAAACGGGTGGTTATTTACAAGTATCATATCCCTTAGCAAAAAGTTTAAATGCACCTGGTATTACTGTTACCGTCAGAGCAAAAGTTACCTTTGATAATGGAGGGAACAATGCAGCCAATTTGCGTGTATATATTGGCGGAGGTAATGTATTTAATGCAGATGCACCTATTTTTTCAGCTAGTAAAGATATCTACGAATTTACCTTAACTACAATTTCTAGAACAGACGCAACTGTTGTTAATTTTTATTGTTTTCCAAATTCTTCAGCAAATGCTAATGCCACTACTACAGTGCATTGGGTAGAAGTTTTTGAGGGTAATAATAAAGCGTTAAATGATAAGGTAAGTACTTCAACTCTAATTAAGGATTACTCTTCTAAAGCAGATACTGCTCAAGCAATAACTTCTGCAACTGAAACCCTTGAAGCTAAATTTCGTCAAAAATTTGGTGATCTATGGACTAACAGTTCAGCAACTCTTGATAGTACTCGTTATACAAAAACTGAGACTAATCAAGCGATTGCAGAGGAAAGTAAAATCATCAAAGCCGCTATTTCAACTAGTGGTGGTGATAATATTATTAAAAATGGTGATTTCTCAAGCCCTTTAGGCACCTTAAATTGGCGTCAAAATTCTGCTGTGGCAGGTAATCTACTTGAAGTTTATAAAGATTCAAAAGGTGCTACTTGGGGGCACTTTAAATCTACTGATACAACTACATACTTTAAAGGGTTTATTGAAACTCTGACATTGGCAGATGGTTTAGAGATGAATCAGAAGTACACATTGTCATTTAAAGCAATGTCGTTGACAGCTGCACAGACTCAAATTTTATTAATTATACACCGTCGAGATTCATCAGGTAGTAACAACCAAATTGGTACTACATGGAATAACATTTCGACTGATAAAGAAACATTATGTACTTATACCTTTGATACAAATATTATTAATTTACAGCATATTAACTTAATTTTATATTCGCAAGTAGGTTTTGCTCCTGACTTTTTAATTAGAGAAGTGCAACTTGAAAAAGGTGAGTTAGCCACTGGTTTTAGAAAAAATCCTCGTGAACTAATTAAGGATCTTGAAGCTAATGCTTCTGCAATTGAGGGTACTAAAGCGGATGTTCAAAAAAACGGTGAGAAGATTACTTCACTTGCAGAGAATTATGCGACTTTAAAATCTACTGTAGACAATAATAAAACTGCTGTAGATGGTAAGTTTCAGGAAATTAATTCAACTATTAGTGATAATCAACAGAACACCACACAGTCTATTAATAACTTGGAATCAAGTTATAAACAATTAAATCAGGACCTTGGTCAAGTTTTCAATTACCGTGTTTATTCATGTGGCTGGAATGGCTTTTTCACAGGGATTAAAAACTTAAAGGGTGAAATCAAATCAGTAGCTTCAGCTCGTGGTTTTTCAGTACATGTTTTAGCAGCTGATGGTTCTATTGCTTCTTCAACTAGATATGATACTTATGCAGCTGTAGCAAATGCTACGGCAATGAGTAACGCTATTGCTGCGATTCCAAATGACACCTTTGTTATCGTTACAAACTACGACAGTATTGGGGTAAACCTAGCACCAGTTAAGAATGCACTAATTTCATTAGGTGCCAATCCATTCACACTTGATCAAATAACGGGTCGGGATGCATACATTTTAGTTGGTCAGAAGGGGATTGGTTCAGGTCGTGGTATAGAATTGCATGCAACACCAGATACTGGACCAAATGGGGCTAAGCAAATCATGCTTGCAGTCCAAGTAGTTAGTGGTATCCCGATTGGTCTGGCAAACAATAGTGGAAACTTACAAAAGGTTTTAGAAAACCACGCACAAATTCTTCAAGAAAAAATTACAAGATCTGATGCGAAAGAAGTATTTGCTGAGGAAATCAAAGTTTTTAAAGCACAACTTGATACTTTACGTTACTCAGAAGAGAACTGGATTTTACTTGGTGATGATACTAAAAATTTAAGTATTTCTACTGGTACAAACCGAACTGTAGCTGTTTGGGAACTGCAATATAAACACAAGGAAATTCCAATTGATAAGGGTGATCCAATAGTTGCGAGAATCAAATACACAGCAACTGCAGGATTAGTTGGCGCTACATGTAGTATTCAATTTCATGGTGCAACTTATAGTGTTGGGTTGCCTTCGTTTGTTGTAGCTGCAAGTGGTGAAATAGAACTTACTGGTATTTTCCCATCTGATTTAAAAGCCTCTGCTTTTGAAGCTATTCCATTGGGTTTACGGTTTGATAATGCTCCATCTGGTGGAACATTTACTGTAACTAATATGTTTATTAGCCGGGGTAATTCAGCGCCAAATTTTAAGGGCGGATTTAGATCGTCTCTTAAACAAAATGCTCAATTTGTTGAAGATACTTTTATCAAGGCTGATGTAAATAAAGGGGTTATAGCTCAGCAAATTCAACAATATGATGCAACTGTACCTGGTGGTTTATCTTCTGTAGTAAAAACAACAAAAGCTACAGCTGACCAAACATCAAAGGATCTAGCTACACTTAGAAATACTGAAATTTCTCAGCTTCAAACAAGTACAAATAATCTTGGTTCCGCATTAGAAAACACAACAATGCTGGCGATGATGATTACTAATGGAAAATTGTTGCAGGGAGACGTAAATTTCAAAAAAGGTAACAATGGTGTATCTGTCTATAACAATGCCGGCAATGGGAACGTGACAGTTACTCGTGTCGCGAAAAGTGCTGATAACCCAACTACATCAACCTATGAAATTGAAATTAAAACCATTGGTGCTGCCAGCCCAACATGGGGTGGATTTGTTCAACTCGTTTATGGCCGTGCAAATGCTGTTTTTGTTATCAAGTATTTAATCAAGCTACCAGTTGGATATAAATTGGTGAATGCTGGAAACTATATGGGGACTGGGGCAATTGATCGATTCATTGGCAGTACTGAGGGGACAGGCAAGTTCGAAACATATATTCGAATGATTAAATGTGGTGCTGTAGGTTCTTTCTCTAACTCAGGACATGTTTATGTGGCGGGAGGAACTACACCAACAGCTACTGCGCCTTTAGTTTGGACCTTAGCCCAAATCGAGCAATATGATGTTACTGATTACGCTTCAGCTGACCCGACTTTACAGGACTTTGTTTCTTCAGCTACAGACTCTATTTCAACATTAACCAACTTCAAAGAAACTTGGGCTGCCAAACTTACTGAGATGTCTTCAAAATTAGACAGTAAAAACGGCGCTTATATTTTGAATGCGGATATAACAAATACTAATGTTGAGCGAGCAATTGCAGCCTCATCACAGAAAATTACTTCTGAATATACCAATGCTATGAGTGTGCAGCCATTGAGTTCAGGTGCAGGGAAAATTTTCGTTAAGCCTTTAACTTGGCGTCAAGCAATCACTACTTCGGGTACATTGGTTATTAAGACACCAATTACAGTTGGTGCGTACATGACCAAGGTTAAAATTTCTGGTTATAACTACAATAACAAAGAAGATAATATTTTCGATCTGGATTTGGCATTTTACGCATATACGTCAACAGTGCCATTTTATCCAAATATGACGTCACGTTCTTTTGGTATTACCTTAGATGAAAATAATGCTACGACTAAAGGCCTGGCTCTAGCTTTAGATAGCAATAATAAGGTGTGTATCTTAATTACCAAAAAAGATGCTTGGTCTTACCCAGCAATTACAGTTGAGTCGGCCACTATTACTCATACAAATCCGCCAGATTACTTTAAAGATGGCTGGACGGCGGCCATTGAAACAGATTTATCAGTTTATAAGTCAGTTACGCCGTTTACAGTGACTTCAATGATGGAAACCACTGCAGGTTCACAAGCCAAAGTGGATGTTCCAATGGCTCAGTTAAGTGATATTGCTGCTGATAATAAACTCACACCAGTTGAGAAAAAACAGGCGAAGTTGGTTTGGGATACACTTTATCAAACTGATGCAAGCTTGCGAGCTGAGGCGGTCACATATGGGATATCTTCTGCTGCTTATGCAACGGCATTTAGTACTTTAAATACATATTTGGCAGCTTTATTCGCAAATATGAATGTAACTAGTACGATTGACCGAAACCAGTTCATTACTAACTTTGCTAACGTGCACAATGCACGACAAGCATTAGTACGTGCAATATCGGAGAAGGCTAAAGAAATAGCTGATACTGCCAAGGACATAGCTTCTACTACAAAAGCGACATTAGAGCGTGATTACATGACGTCTACCAAGACGAATGAAGCAATCGCATCTTCAACAGAAAGAATGTCTGCACTGTATTCTGCAAATGGTCAAAAGATCATGGCTTCAGTACTCGAAACATGGCAAAAAGATTGGTTAGTAAAAACACCAAGTGGGAATAAGACTGAACTTAGTTTAGTTGCAGATGCAACATGTCGTGGAGGATATGCACTAAGAATTGGTAATAACGTAGGTAATGATGAAGCCTGGTTAAATTGGTTCACATCTTTGCCTATCGATGACAATAAATATTACCGAGTTAAGTATAGATTCCGCCGTGTAAGTGGTACCGGAGTTGTTTATGTTGGTGCGACCTGTCAAAACGCCAATAAAACAAAATATATTGCTCAAGATAACTCTGAAATCAATGATATCGGTTCAAGTCATTATTTAGTTGCAGGTACCGCACCAGCGTTGGGAACTTGGATAACTGGTACCGCTTACTTTAAGGGCCGATCTGCTGGTGCAAGTGCAGGTGCTGGCACTCTACTAAGCCCTAAAACATTTGCTAATAAAGCTGCTTTCTTTACACCAGTATTCATTGGTAACTATTCCGGTAAAGCTGGTGAAGTGGATCTAGACTTTATAGATATTGAAGATGCTGACAACATTGCTGATTTTGAAAATTTCAAAACCACATATACAACTGATGTGGGAGCATATGCTGGTGCATTACAAACTTTGGTTTCTGTTTACGGCCAAAATGCTATCAAGCTTAAATCACAAGCTGATTTGATCGATGGTGTGAAAGGTAAGTACGTAATGGGAATGGATAATAATGGTGTGTTCTCTGGAATGTCTATGGTCAGCGAGCAAACGAATGGAACTGTGCTCAGTTCTATAGGTTTTCAAGCGGATAGAATTTTCTTCACAACTGGTTCTTCTTCTACTAAATATATGCCGTTCATAATCCAAGACAATCAAGTTGTGATGAACAGTGATGTATTTATTAAGAATTTGACAGCCGCAAACTTTAAGGCCAAGTCTCTTACAGCTGAATTATTCAATGTTGACAAGTTAAGTGCCATAACTGGTGAACTTGGGACTTTAATTACTTATAAAGATCCTAGTCAGCCTCAAAAAGCAAGAATGGTCATTTCAGGGACCGCTTTAAAGTTATATGACGATAACAATATTGAGAGAATTTATATTGGTTTATAAATGGCTACATTCTTATTAAGGGACCTCGGTGGCAACGTGGTCCTTGATCTAACATCTAATCTTAGTATGTATACAGAAACGTTAAGTGTTGTCCTCCCGAAAGGTTCATCTATGGACACAATTGTACGAAAACTAGATACTGCTGAAAATCATCCAAGATGGTGGGCTTATGTAGCTTCTGGTGAAGTGTTATCTGCCAATAGTGCTGTAGTTGAGTCTTATTCAAATGGTATGGGATGTGCCATTTTGACTAAAGCTATGGCTATTGAGGCTAAGCTGGGCGATAAGATACTTAATCAAATGGATGATACTTCATCTTATTTATTAATTTATGATTGTAGAGCTTATTACAATATAGCTTTTCAGCAAACGGTTAGTATTCATATAGGTAAATGCTAATGGCTGAATACATCAAAATTCTCAATGATAATAAAGTGACAATAATTGACGACAGCTATAGAAACTTTCACCTTATAAATAAGTTTGTTAGGGAAGTCGCTTCTTCAGACCCATTACCTCCTGCAGTACTATCTGTATCTGGTTACGTTAAGTGTCATGTTTTGAATGTTACATCTTTACAAAGACCAATTGTGGTATTTACAGGCGTTTCTGTGATGCAGGTCAGATATGAAGAAACTTCCACAAATAATTGGAAAATAACTGTAATTTTTGACACCTTAGACGACCAAGGAGGATTTAAATATAAGAATACTTTTCCTTTTACAAAAGCAACTTATTATGTATTTGGATTAATTACTTTATTAGAAAGTGGTCATTCGCCAAAATTACTAATTAAGAATGGTAAAGGTGAGATTGTATTTTCTAACTCCCACAATCCTTTAAAAGTAGTTAAAGCAGAAACTTTTTATTTAAAAGGCAGTGCAAATTATTTTAGCTCATGGTTATCAGATATACCTGATTATAATGCTAATAAGACTTATGGCTTGGCTTTAGCTTGTCCAGCTCATTATGAATATTATTGGGGAGTTGGTGGTTTGAGTTCTTATATGCATTCATACTGTACTATAAAGACTAACTCATATAGTGATCCAACTTTCTCAGGTAAGATCCTTCGGGGATATACGATACTAGCTAATGGTATGAATACTTCAGCTAGTCTCTATTCTCCATTTCATAGTCATTTAATAGTTGATATTACTGGCTATTAAAAAGCCCCTTATTAGGGGCTTTCATGTTTAAGCAGGCTGATCATTAACTGGTGGTTCTTCTACAAATGTGTAATTTACTGCTACCGACCCAGTCTCTAAATCCCAGCCTAGATTTAATGTTTTGAAAGCAGGACGGTTGTTAAAACGTTGAGCATTGACGATGTCTTGGGTTTTTTGAGCTAATTCAATATCCAAAGCATTAAATACTTTAACTTCGGCCATGAGCTTTTCCTCTAATTAGATAAGAAATTTGTTCAGATAGAATTGCATGCTGTTATGTAAAGAAATCTATTTGGTTCCAATTAACTTTGGAACCCATCTAAAAGTTAAAAATTATTAGTCATCAAAATACTTAATTATTTAGGTATTTTGGCTTAGTTATGTCTTCTCGGTTCTTATCGTTGTTACTCGGTGAAAATGTTAATTCATATGATCAGCAATTCGATACGTCTAATCAGGATGCAACAGCGCAGCTATATGAAACTATGGCTCCGTTTTCACTTGGGACTAACCAAACCAAAGCCAATAAGAAGCGTACTCGAAAAGAAATTCTTACTAAATGGGAGAGAATGTTACGCTTTGCACCTATCGCAGAGGGTATGGGGATTCATGTTTCTGCAGCCTTAGGCGGAGATTCTTATAGCGGCCAACAAGTCTTTATTACGCCCGCAGAACGGTTAAAAAAGGCGAATGGACCAGCAGCTGAAAAACTAAAAAAACAACTAGATGAGCGCCGTGTAAAGATGGAAAAGCTTATCAATAAGTATTTAAGCAAACTTGCCCGAGATGCTATTTCTTTCGGTGATTCCTATGCACGTATTTATGGGAAAAAAGATAAAGGTGTAATTGACCTCGTTTGTAATGAGTATACATATCCGCCATTAATACAGCCTTTCGAACAAGGCAGTAAGACTGTCGCCTTTTTTTGTTTAGATCCTCGCAATTGGCAAAAAACTATTACCAAACTGAATACTATCCAAATGGTACGTTTCAAAATGCCCCGTATGAGCAATATTGCTCAATATGAGCTTGTTGAAACTGGTCTTGTCACGAAAATGTTGGAGGGTGATGATCCAGATGAGCTACCAATCTTACCCGCGCATTTAGGCGGCTCATTTCTTTATGAGATTGAAGATATTTATGATGATGTAATCCTTGCTTTGGCATCTATGAATAGCCAGCAAATCGCAGATACCGTAAATCAGATGTTCTTGACAGTAAATATGTCAGGAATGCCGCCAGCACAACGTCAAGCCTATATCCGTGGTTTAGAAGGTTTGCTTAAAAATCATGAGGCTTATGTCCGTGATGCTTTATCAGGTGGTGAAGCAGTCTGGAATACTGCTTTTCACATGCTTCCGGTATTTGATGAAAAACAAGTTCTAAATCCAGTAGGTGATATCAAGAATCAACGAAGCTCACCTATTAATATTGAACAGTTCATGATTAATGTCCGTTTGCTGATGGGCGGAATTGGTCTAGATCCAAGCATGGTCGGTTGGGCTGATATGTTAACTGGTGGTATTGGAGAAGGTGGAGCATTCCATACCTCTGCACAAATCATGCGTAGGTCACAAGACATTCGAACAGCAGCTTCCGAAGGGATTAATCAAATTCTTCATTTGGATTGGGGGTTTGCTTACAACGAACAATTTGAGCCTGAAGATTACCCTTGGCAAGTTGAATACTATTCAAACCAAACTGCAGCAGCTACAGAAGAAATCAACAATGCTCAATCAAGAATGAATACAACATTACTTAAAACACAAGTAATCGCATCATTGAAAGAATCAAATTTAGATGTAGATATTATGGCGTACATTCTTGAGCGCGATACAGGTATGAAATATGAGGAAGCATTAACATTAGCTGAAAGTATTGCTAAGAGCCGTAAATTTCCAGAGGATGAAGAATAATGGCTTTCTTTGAATACGAAACGCAGAATAAAACTATAAATAACAGTTTTGGAAACGTTTTAAATCCGTTTAAAGAACGTTTTGCTAAGAATCCTGTCTTGTGGTCTGGTCTAACTGTTGATCGAGCTGTTTCACATTATCAGGAACTTTACGCATTAGGGACACTTTCAGCGGCCCATTTTGGAATTGAAATTCGCCCGTACCGTGCAAACAGTAAAATTGCTCAAGCAAATATTCCAATTTTTGATCATTCAAACAAAGTTGCTTGGTTAGCCAATAATGTAGATGTATCACTACTAGATGCCCAAACCGATGCAGTGCATGTGGGGCATTTTCAACTCAACCATGTAACTGGTAATGCTTCAAATGAGTTGAGCATTTCATTTATTGAGACTAAAGAAGCAGCTATTGCGAATAGTGCTAAAGCTATAAAAGAAATAATGTTTAATAAGGATGGTACTCAGCCGCCACCAATTGAATACTTAATGAGATTAAAAATATATGCTTTTGATAAAGCTGCAAGAAATCAAAACCAATTTGAAATTGAGCATCTAGTTTCACTTCAAGCAGGCAATTTGCCCCTTGATGCCTCTAATAAAGCACATGCCATTGTTACTTTAAATTTCATCAAAATGTTTCCCAACTTAAAATAAGCTATGGAACTCATTGCCTTTATAGATTCACCTACTTGAGAAAATATCCTCAAACTAAAATGAGGATAACTCCGTGAGTGTTAAATCAATTTTCATTCAAACACACGCACCACATCAAAGCCGATTAGTACATGGTTTTGACTCTATGGTGAATAGTGGTGCTTGTTCAATTGGGTTTATTAAGGGTAATTACCGTCAAATTAATGCTTTAGTCACTGAAGATTACACGGAAAATGATTTCTGGCGTGTTGTAAATTTAAAAGGTAAAAAGGGTGGGATAGATGCGTTTGATTCTGTTGCGGTATTAGGCGCTATCGATGACCAGCATGCAGCTGATTTAGCGATACTGCAATTCGGCCGTATGTTTGATGCTTGTGTTACAGATGTTATTGAAACGAATCAATTTGGACTTAAGCGCCATTTATCATCACAACAATTTAATTTGACGGGTTCAAAACCGATTCAAAGATGGCAACTAGAACAATTACAAAATGTTGTAGCAGCTGAAAAACCTGAATGGGATGGAATCAATTTAATTTCTCATGAGGGTGATACTTCTAAGTTGTTATTAGATATGCAACGAAATGATGATCACAGCCAATTATTGAGTAAATTTGATGGGTTACCTACACTTTTATCTAGTCTAGGCGTAGAAGAAGCGCTTTACGACTCTATTATCGTTGATTACCAGCATTTAGAGCAGCTGTCTGCAATTTTGCATCACTCTATGGATCAGTTTTCAAAAACTGGCGTCAAAATCGTTAACGTTACGGAAAGTAAGCCATTTAAGCATAAAAAAGTCCTTCAAATTGCTCTTACTTATGATTTTGATGACGGCCAAAACTTCACAATCCTTTTTCATAAGCCAGATCGATTATCAAAAAAAATTAGTCCAGCAGATTCATTAATTTCATGGAAGATTTTAATGAACAATCGGGATATTACGGCTGCAATTCAGCCGAATCAGGGAGAAGGAATTTCAATTCCAGTTCTCGCTGGTCGAATTATGAAGTTGATTAACCAAAATAGTAATCGTTTTAAGCGGTTACAATCTAAAAAAGCAGAAAAGGCCAAGGCTTTAGCAGATGCTGAACTACGTCTCGAGCAAAAACAAAGTCAATTAAATTCTTTAAGTGTAGAAATTTCCAATTTATTAAATGAATTGGATCAGTTGCAAAATACATTGTTAACCAAGCAATCTGAAGAAAATGAAGTAATCATTAAAGAGAATAGTCTCGATAATGAGTTACCAGATAGTATTTCTGATGAAGAAGCCGAACGTTTAAAAGCCGACTTAAAGCGTTTAAATGCTGATCCTGAATGGGCAGGTGAAGATGGTTTACGTTACCAAGCATTCTTTGAACGTATCAATAAGGCTCTAGAGGGGGATTCTGATGCAGTAGTTTGGGCACGTGAATGGATTTCTGATCTAGATGACCAGGCTTTGGCTCAACAGCAAGCAGAATTAGAAGCAAAAAAACTTATTGATGCCGAAAATGAAGCTAAACAAAAAAGAGATGAAGAAGTATTAGCAGCACGTACAGCTGGTATAGCTGAAAACAAAATGATGCAAGCATGGTTAGACACTTTGGAAAATCCTGAAGATTCTAACAACATAGACTTTATGGCTTGGGTTTCAGATCGCCGTGGTGAATTCTTAAAAAACTGGAATGGTGCCGAAGGTTCACCAGAATATTTAACAGCATTTTATGAATATTCAAGAGCATGGGCAGATGAACATTTAGCGGATCGCCTCAGAAATAAAGAGCCAGCCCAAAATTCAGATAATGAAGAATTTAAAGAACTAAATGCTCCGACAGAAGTTGAAGATCTTCAGCCTAGTACGACAAATGATGAAGGTAATCAACTTTACCGTTCAGTAATTGAAGGGCAGGTTAAAGTTAATCTTGAGTTATTAGAGCAAATTCGAGATGAAGCAGAAAAAGACTTAAATGATCCACTTCTTATTCCAGCGGTGACAGAGCTCTTGAATCAAGTACAAAAAATGGAAGCGGAGAATATCTAATGACAACATTAAATCTAATTTCTACTCAAGATATTGCTAAAAATCCATTAGTTGTAATTGATCAAATGATCAGCTTCTTTAAACCTAAACAGCCCTTCACTGGGCTTTTGAAGGGTAGAACTAATAATGTGAAAACAGCCAAAGGACAAAAGATTTCTACTGTATTCGCTTTAGTTGATATTGATCAAGTCATTGCATCTCATACAGCAACTGGTGCGGAAAACCCTAATTATCCGCAAGAATTGCAGCCACGAGATCGTAGTCGTGAATCCTCACAAGCATGGGTACAGAAAACTGCTAATGATTTAGATCCCGAAAGCCTAGGCCGCTCAGGTCGTGCAGATACGGGAGCACCGATTACTGGTGATGATTTAGTGGTTGAATCAGGAAATGGCCGAACAATGGCAATCAAGCTTGCCTATGATCGCGGTTCCGCAGATGAGTATAAACAATGGTTGATTGATGAAGCTGATTACTTTGGCTTTAGTAGTGAGCAGGTCCAAGCAATAGCTCAACCGATTTTGATACGTATTCGTACAACCGAGATTGATAGAGCTCAATTTGCAATAGATGCTAACCAAGATGATAAGTTGTCTTTTACAGCAACTGAACGTGCTAAAGCTGATGCTAAACGTTTAGATGAGAATTTACTGGCACTTTTTAATCCGAGTGAAGATGGCGATTTATTAGCAGTAAGTAATCAAAAGTTTATTCAAGGTTTTTTAAGTAAATTAGGTGATACAGAAGCTGCCCAGTACACAACGAAAGATAAAAAACCAACACAAGCACTGATAAACAGAATCAAGGCCGCAATTTTTAGTAAAGCGTACAATGATGATCGTCTGCTAGAAATGATGGCTGATCATACAAAACCAGATCTTCAAAATATGCTTAATGCGCTTGGTGTTGCTGCGCCTAAATTTATTGAAGCGCAAGCTATAAGTCGTGGAAATGTTCAAGATATATCAGATCAAATCGTTGATGGAATGGAGCAAGCCATTGATCAACGTGTTGCTAATGCAATTATTGATGCAGCAAATACCATTTTATCTGCAAAGCAAAATGATCAAGATATTGTTGAGTTTGTAAAGCAGCAAGGGCTTTTTGAGGATCTAGGAGAAGGTGTTGCTGAGCTCGCCGTATTTCTGGCCAAGAATAGCCGCAGTTCAAAAAAAATGAGTATGTTATTTAAAGCATTAGCTGAATTTGCAGAGAAACAGGCTTTAGATAGTAGTAATGTAGGCTTGTTTGGTGAACCTGAACCAGTAAGTGTAAAAGATGCTATCCAATATGCACAACAAGTGCTTGGTGATGATTTCATTAGTGTGCAAATGTACGATTCATTATTCTCTAATGCATGTAATTATTTAAAATTAATAGATTATGTATCTAAGGATCCTCTTTTTGTTATTAAATCATTGATTATAAACATTAAAAAATATAAGTTTTAATTTTTAACATTGGTATTAGAACATTTAATTAATCTATTGTTGACTAATAAATGTTCTAATATGTTTTTTGGGAATAATTTAGGAATAAAAAACTATAGAAAAGTAAAAAAATAGTGTATAAAGTTAAGTAAAATATTTTGGAGCCGCTTTATGGCTATAGCTGAAGAATTACATGTTAAAAGTTTAATCCAACCATATTCTAATTCTATTATTCAGGCTATTAAGGAGGCGTGGTCATTGTGGCTGCAAAGTCCTTTTTTTGGAAAATGGAGTTCACGCGGACGTGCCACATTCGTTTGGGAAACTGTAATTAATTTACTCAAAGAAAAATTTATGGGACGTAGTGACGTTTTTATTATAGATAAAGGTGTTACGGTACTTTTTGTAATTCAACAGCAAGTTGTTTTTCGTTTTAAATTGGCAGATAGGACTGGAAGAAGTAAAAACGTTCAAACAGATTCGGCTAAAAGCTTTCATGATCCTGAACTCAATTTTAATTTATTAGCTGAAGCTGATATAGCTAGTAATATTCCACGTATTGAAGTTATCTATACTTTAAATAAGTCTGCTACTCAAATCGATAATATCAAAATGATTGCTAGAGATAAAAATTCCGTTGCTTGGAATGTAAGTTTAATTGATAGCCAAACATCATTCGTTGAATTTGACGAAAGCAAAGATACAAGTGACTTTGATACTGTTAAGGATAATCAAACAAAACGTCGTTTCAAAGGGAAATCCACTGGCGGTGGATTTAAAAAAGCAGAAGGTGAATCGTGAGTAATTTGACCTTTAATCCTGAGTTATTAAGGATAGTAAGGCAGTTTAGAGGGTTTGGACAAACAGCTCTTGCTAAAATGGCTTCTTTGTCTCAGGGAACTCTGTCAAAAATTGAAGCAGGATTGTTAGAGCCTAATGAGGAAATGGTTTCAAATCTTGCCAAAGTTTTAAACTTTCCCGTTTCATTATTTTATGAGACCTATAAGCCATTTGGTTTACCGTTAAGTGTTCATCCCATGTACAGGAAGAACTCTTCAATCGGTAAAAGGGCTATTGAACAACTTGAAGCTGAACTTAATATTCGATTATTTAACTCTATGAAGTTAGTTAAAGCTATTGAGTTTGAGGAGGATTTACCACTTCCTTTTTTAAGTTTAGATATATATGAAACTCCTGAAAAAGTTGCTGAATTGCTCAGAAGAACTTGGTTAATTCCTAATGGCCCATTAAAGAATTTAACCGATTATGTTGAGAGGGCAGGGTGTCTCGTATTTCATTGCGATTTCTCTCAAGAAGGTGTGTCTGGTGTAACAATAAAAGTACCTGGTTTAAACCCTTGTATTTTTATTGATAAAAATATGCCCTCAGATAGACAACGTTTCACACTGGCGCATGAGTTAGGTCATGCAATTATGCATAAACTCCCTTCAGAAAATATGGAGGATGAGGCTAACCGTTTTGCAAGTGCTCTTTTGATGCCTTCAAAAGATATTAGACCATATCTTACTGGGAAAATTACTTTAGAAAAGCTCGCTACCTTAAAGTTGGTTTGGAAAGTTTCTATGAATGCTCTTCTTAAAACAGCAGAACGAGAAGGCTTATTAACACCATCCCAGAAAAAGTATCTATGGATACAAATGACTAAGAATGGTTATAGGACTAAGGAACCTGTAGAGTTGGATTTTCCTAAAGAAAAGGCTGTAACTATAGATCAAATTTTTGAATACTATAGAGAAGACTTAGGTTACTCAATTGATGAGTTATCTAATTTATTGCAAACACCAAAAGAAGACATTGATTCACTCTACTCATTAAATATAGTCAAGAAAAAACCAAATATACGAATTTTAGAATAAGATAGGCCCTCCATTAGGAGGGTTTCCTTTTTTAATAAAAAAACTTTTCTTTTTAAAAAAAATAGTCATAATAAATCTATGCTTCCACACTAAGCTTGTCACTCCAACCGTATTACGGAGCGAACATTCCTTAAGTAATGATGTGTACGTATATATGATTTACAACATTAGTGTAGATCTAGATTTTTGGAGTGGTCTAATTTTTATCTACACAGATGGATCGTATAATCATGTCTGATAAGAACTTCGTATTTCCTTCAGGATTGACCAGTCAACGTGCTAGAGCTTTAGCTAAAGAAGCAAAAAAACTAAATGGTACGCAACTTTCATGTGAGCTGGATTTAATATCTAAAAAAGAATGTCAACTCCCATGGCATAAAGCAGTTGCTAAGTTTACTAATGAAGATATCTCAATTCTACATTTGAAAGTAGAAGATATTTTGAAAAAAAACCCATTATTGGGTTATGGTGGATTCTATTCTCCATTAATATTTTCAGATCGTTATTATCAACGTCAATATAGAATGTCTAAAATAGAGTATGAACAGCATTTTATTGAAGGCCGAATTTTAAGTACAGACTGGTTAAAACAAATAGAATATGCGGCGAATTCAAACATGAGGTGCGACAGTTTGAAAAGTCTTATGATAATCAACAAGCTGAGCAAATTTCTCTAATGGTGTAAGCCAATCTAACGCTTTTCTAGGACGAGTATTCAGTGACATGGCAACTTGATTTAAATAATGCTGATCTGCCTGATTTAAATCAATCCCTTTAGGTAAATATTGCCTAATTAAACCATTCATATTTTCGCATGTGCCTTTTTGCCAGGGTGAATGTGGGTCACAGAAATATACATCTATGCCTAAATCTTCTTCAAGTATTTTATGTTCTGCCATCTCGCGTCCACGGTCATAGGTCAACGTTTTACGCAGTTCTGCAGGTAAATATTTCAGAGCTTCAGTTAAAGCCTTGCGCACTGATTCTGCCTTTGCATCAGGTAATGTTGCCAAGATACAGAGCCGTGTATTTCGTTCAATAAGTGTTGCTATCGAACTTTTATTGTCTTTACCTTTAATTAAATCAGCTTCCCAATGACCCGGTATTTTTCTTTCTTGAACTTCGGCTGGGCGCTCATGAATAGTTTTAATATCCTGTAATATAGAATCTTTTTTAGGTTCACCGTTAGCTTTTCGCTTTTTATTTTCATGACGTAGACAGGATAATAAGTCTTTTTTCAACTCACCCTTGGGTAATGCTCGTATCGTTGAATAAATCGTTGTATGGCTTACATTCATTGTTTGATCCAAATCAGGAAATGTCTTTAAACGCTTTGCTATTTGCTGAGGAGACCATAAACAACGGATCGCTTCAACAATAAATTTCCAGAGGATTGAATCGATTTTGAGTTTTCTGTGACCACGTCTACGTCTAGCAAAAGTGTTATCAGAAGCATATTGAGCTTGATAAACGTCATTGATGCTATTTCTTTTAAGCTCACGATAGATCGTACTAGGATGTCTTTTAATAAGTTCAGCAAATTTTCTGGCTGAAAAGCCTTCTTTTCTTGACTCAAGCATTAATGCAGTACGATCTTCAAAGTTAAGATGATGGTATGACAATTTTATATACTCCATAAACCCTTTAAATTAATTAGGTGGTTTATGTCCACAGAAAACTCAAAATCGATTCAATCCTCTGGAAATTTATTGTTGAAGCGATCCGTTGTTTATGGTCTCCTCAGCAAATAGCAAAGCGTTTAAAGACATTTCCTGATTTGGATCAAACAATGAATGTAAGCCATACAACGATTTATTCAACGATACGAGCATTACCCAAGGGTGAGTTGAAAAAAGACTTATTATCCTGTCTACGTCATGAAAATAAAAAGCGAAAAGCTAACGGTGAACCTAAAAAAGATTCTATATTACAGGATATTAAAACTATTCATGAGCGCCCAGCCGAAGTTCAAGAAAGAAAAATACCGGGTCATTGGGAAGCTGATTTAATTAAAGGTAAAGACAATAAAAGTTCGATAGCAACACTTATTGAACGAAATACACGGCTCTGTATCTTGGCAACATTACCTGATGCAAAGGCAGAATCAGTGCGCAAGGCTTTAACTGAAGCTCTGAAATATTTACCTGCAGAACTGCGTAAAACGTTGACCTATGACCGTGGACGTGAGATGTCAGAACATAAAATACTCGGACAGTTTCAAAAGCCATATGATAATCAACAAGCTGAGCAAATTTCTCTAATGGTGTAAGCCAATCTAACGCCTTTCTAGGACGAGTATTCAGTGACATGGCAACTTGATTTAAATAATGCTGATCTGCCTGATTTAAATCAATCCCTTTAGGTAAATATTGCCTAATTAAACCATTCATATTTTCGCATGTGCCTTTTTGCCAGGGTGAATGTGGGTCACAGAAATATACATCTATGCCTAAATCTTCTTCGAGTATTTTATGTTCTGACATCTCACGTCCACGGTCATAGGTCAACGTTTTACGCAGTTCTGCAGGTAAATATTTCAGAGCTTCAGTTAAAGCCTTGCGCACTGATTCTGCCTTTGCATCAGGTAATGTTGCCAAGATACAGAGCCGTGTATTTCGTTCAATAAGTGTTGCTATCGAACTTTTATTGTCTTTACCTTTAATTAAATCAGCTTCCCAATGACCCGGTATTTTTCTTTCTTGAACTTCGGCTGGGCGCTCATGAATAGTTTTAATATCCTGTAATATAGAATCTTTTTTAGGTTCACCGTTAGCTTTTCGCTTTTTATTTTCATGACGTAGACAGGATAATAAGTCTTTTTTCAACTCACCCTTGGGTAATGCTCGTATCGTTGAATAAATCGTTGTATGGCTTACATTCATTGTTTGATCCAAATCAGGAAATGTCTTTAAACGCTTTGCTATTTGCTGAGGAGACCATAAACAACGGATCGCTTCAACAATAAATTTCCAGAGGATTGAATCGATTTTGAGTTTTCTGTGACCACGTCTACGTCTAGCAAAAGTGTTATCAGAAGCATATCGAGCTTGATAAACGTCATTGATGCTATTTCTTTTAAGCTCACGATAGATCGTACTAGGATGTCTTTTAATAAGTTCAGCAAATTTTCTGGCTGAAAAGCCTTCTTTTCTTGACTCAAGCATTAATGCAGTACGATCTTCAAAGTTAAGATGATGGTATGACAATTTTATATACTCCATAAACCCTTTAAATTAATTAGGTGGTTTATGTCGCACTTCAAGTTTTACTCTGCCTGCTCAGCAGTTTATGTCATATTTTGGAAAAAATAAGAATATAAATAATAATATGTTAGGTTCTTATGGGTTAAAACATATGTGTGAGGATTACTATGGAGAAATATGTGGTCAGCATACTTATATATCTAATGGTGCATTAATCATAGGTGCTATTTTAAATAATTTCAATTTTGAGCAATATAGTGAATATCATATTAACTGTAGTTTTAATATTAGTAAAAAAAAGTGAATTTTACCAATGGTATAAAATGTGGAAATATGGCTACAGGCCAAGTCAGTATCTAAAGTTTAAGATATTGGACCAAAAATATAGATCTAATAGCTAAAGCTTTAGTTAAAAAGACATGAATTAAAAAAGTAATCGATAAATCAAGGGAAATCGTTTAACTGTTCGTAAGGTGCTTAACAAATGAAAACCAGCTATCTAGCTGGTTTTCTTAATTTGGGGAGTTCTGGTGGAACATCTTAAAATAATTATATGCCCTTATCCTCTGATAGGTTCATAGGGAAACCTCTTTAAAACTTTACCTAATTCAAGTACCTCATCTTTATGTAAAAAATCCCATAGTTGATTGAATTTCTCCCGAAGTTGTACGACATTTACAGGTGTATGATGTGAAGTGTATTGATGTACTGCAACAGCACCACTTTCCTGAATTGAAATCCAGAAGTTTTTAGGGCCATTTGGAGATTGATACTTTAACTTTTCACCTACTTGTTGAGCAATTTCATAAACCAGAGGGTTTTCTAATGCTGGATAACGTGATGAAACTCGATCTAAAAGATTTTCAAGCCGTTGTAAAGGATCTGATTCCACTTTTTCAACAACATTGATTGATTCTAAGTATTGTTTAGCTTCTTCAAAATGTATTGATAAAAGTTGGCTGTACTTAGCTATGCCAAAATGTCTGTTATGTCGTACCCACATAGATGCCCGTTGGCTGCGGTTTTTACCAGCACGGCGGTCAACTATCTCATGTAGTGCATGCTGCTGCTCAGGGGTAATCGTAAGACGTTTGTTTATTGCCTGTCCTTTTGTCCAGTAATCCCAAAGCACATCATCACATTCTTGTTGATACATGATGACTGTTTCGCGAAGTTCAGGCCGGACTTTGTTGGCGTGGATTGAGTAAAGCCATGCAGCTAATTTTCGGACAGGTAAGCAAGTCATTAAGCGACTTTTCCCATCATTGGCAACTGTGGTGATTTCCACCATAGTTGCACTGAAACGATCTTTTAATTTAACAAACTGGCTTTTCCAATCTAGCCCCATAGCTTCAACGATAGGTTTCATTGGTGTATAAGGCTGCCCATGATGTTCAATAATCATAAGTTCTGCATCATGAAATGGTACAACTTGTGGTATGTATGATAAATTAGACATATCAATATCCTTTCGTGGTTGTTGATAGAAGCCCTTGCATTTGGTTGGTAGCCTGCAAGGGCTTTGTTGTTTCAGGTTTAGAGCCTGTTGTGAATAACTATATATAGTGTATTTAAATAATGCAATATTAAAATAAATTAAAATATAAAAAGAATGCAATCTTATTGTGTTATGATTAATTATCTTTTTTAGAGAATTGAGATGATTAAGAATAATATTATTGCCTTACGAGATAAGGCCGGCATGACGGCGTATCAGTTAGCGAAACAATGCGGATTTATTTCAAATAACCATGTACTGGGAAAGAAGATAAGTGACGCAGAAAAAGGAAAAAATATCACAATTGAAACGGCTTTTTTAATCTACACTGAACTCAAAAAAGCTGGTGTATGCGAGAAGTTTGAAGATGTCTTTTGGCTTGAATGTGATGATAAAGATATCGAAAACTAAAAATATTTTTTGTAGAGTTGGAACTAACTAATTTTTAAACTTTCATATTTGTAAATAATGGTCCTATTCAATGAGTAGGGCTTTTTTATGTCCAAAGCTTTAGCTTATGCACCAGCTGTAAATACAGCAAAAACTAATTTACCAAGTAATGAATCAGATCCATTCTATGGTTCTATTTCAAAGCACAAATACGCAGAGTTTTCTCTATGTGACAAAGAGGGGAATCCTATTGCTGGCTCGCCAGTGATTAGAGCCTTATTAACGGACGGTGATAAAAGCATTGAGAGCCAATGGCAAACTCCATTTGAGAATAGTAATCCTGAGCTAAAAATGCCTATGCTCATGGCAGGCTTACAATCAGGTCAGCTATCACAAGTCGCTGAACAGATGCAAAGTAATCCTATAGCTCAAGTTTTATCAAAACTTGGGGTTCAAGATGCTATGCAGAGCGTTGAAGGGCGTACCAATCTAACTAAAGTGAATACAACTCAAGTATTCCTATCTACTTCTTCAGTACGGCTCAACCTTTCTATTTTCTTCCTTGCCTTTAGTGATGCGAAAACAGAAGTTGAAGACAGGATCATGCAATTAGAGGCTTGGAGTCTTCCAGTTTCTTTATCTTCTGATTCTACACTTCAGAATGTGGTTAATGACTCAAACTCAACTTTAGAAGGGTTGTTTTCAGGTGTAATCCCACCCTTTGTGTCTCTGACAACTCACGGCAAAACTTATAAACCTTTCATTATTGAAAGTGTTTCTGCACCAATTGTTGCGCCAATTGATGAGAAAGGTAACCGGTTAAGTTTGGCCGTGAATATAAGTTTGATGAGTCGAACTGCATGGGATTCAAAAGACATTTATTCATTGTATGGAGGCAACTAATGATTACTTTTGATCCAGTGTATGTAGGCGATAATACTTTTCAAATGCAAGAATTGAGTTTTGAGCAGTGTCTTAAAATTTCAATCATTGCGCCGAATTTAAATGAAAAAAGACTTACAGCTTTTCTTAAATCAGCTTTAGATAGTGTGTTTGATCCTTTGGTTTTAACTATTCAAGAACGATATTTACTGCTGCTGAAGTATCTTGAAAAACAAAGTAATACTATGTTGGAGGTGAACACAGACTGGTCTAAAGTTTTCCTTCAATCAGAAAATAATTGGAAAACTGAAACTACTCAAAATGGAATTACTGTTAGACAGCTTATTGGAATTGAAGTGGAGTTCTTAGAGGCAAATTGTAAGAACGTCGCTGAATGGATTGCCTGCATGATGGCTTTTCAGTTGAGTTATTCTAATCATGAACACTTAGGTTTATTGCCGGATAGAACAAACCCTCAATTATTTGAAGAACAATTTAAGCAGCGGCTAGATTTCATTAAGAAAATGCCAGCTAGTGATTTTGATTTGTGCTATCAAGACTTTAATAATTTAAACAATGAGTTATTTACTCATTTACGGTTAAGCGTTGATAACCACGGTATTTTAGTGGAAAGAGGTGCAGATGACGCGCCTGCACGATTTCGCACCGCTTCCGTCTTTACAGGAATCATCAAAGAGTTGGACCGATCTTTTGCTTGATACTGCAAGTAGTATTTCTGAAAACTGCCCAATGCCTTTATCAGATGCTTTAAAAATGCCTTTGAGTTTTGAAAGTACTTACTTCAATTCATCAGCATGGGAAAACCGCAAGAAGTATTTAGAAAACGAAATTGAACGTCACAACGTATTCTTAAAATTAGGTCAAGAAGTCATTAAGGGATTAAATGCCCTAGCAAGTAGAGGCAGATAGTTTTCACATAGAAAAGTCTGAGTAATTCGGGCTTTTTTTTCGTGCTTTGTGTTTGGAACCTTACTCCAATTAGAACAACAACACTTGCAAAAATAACCACAAATGAAACGTGGGGAATAGGTCATGTCTGATCATCAGGCAATTGAAGTCACTGTCACAACTTTTGCTAATAAAACTACTTTCTGGAGTGGTTTAGCAAGTGCTTTTGGTTCTCTAACTTCAATTAATTGGTTGAGCTATACAGGTGCAATTGTGGCTGTTTTGGGCCTATTCATAAGTTTCATTTTTCAGTGGAGACGTGACCGCAGAGAACGTAAAGAAAGTGAATTACGTGAAAAAGAAAGCGAATTACGAATCAAAGCTTTAGAGGCTTTAGAGCAAGATAATTTACGAAAGAGGAAAGATGAGTGAAGTTAATTGAAAACAATGCTTGGCAGTATCTATCTGTTAAGTTACCCGCGGTAGGTGCATTCATCATGCTAATTTTATTGCCGGCACTACAATGGGGTGTTGATTATGAAGTTATTCCCGAAAAATATCACGCATTTGTTACTGGTACTTTAATGCTTGTTCTGTCATGGATTGGTAAGAAAATTTCTCAACCACGACTTAACGGCCCTCAATTAACAGGCCAGTTAGTAGGAATCAATACCTTAATGAATATTCCTACAACTACAAAGTTTGACGAATTAGCTTGGATGGCTGAAGCAAAAAAACACATTGGTCTGCAAGAAATACCAGGTAAACAGCACAATCCAACTATTTTGAAATGGTTAAAGGAGCTTAAAGCTTGGTGGGCGGATGATGAAACAGCGTGGTGCGGTACTTTCGTTGCTCATTGCTTGAAATCAGCTGGAATTGCTTATCCTAAGCATTGGTACCGTGCATTGGATTATGTGAATTATGGTACCAAATTAGCTAAACCAGCTTACGGTTGTGTAGCTATTAAAACCCGTAAGGGAGGAGGCCATGTCTGTTTTGTTGTAGGACGTGATAAGTCTACTGGAAAACTTGTTTGCCTTGGTGGTAACCAATCCAATAGAGTGTGTTACGCGCTTTATAGTGATTCAGATTTCCAAGAGTTCCGATGGTATGGATGTACACCTCAGCCAGCAAGTAAACGTTATTCTTTACCGCAATTAAAGGGCGTAACAGCTACTAGGGTTTCTGAAGCCTAATGAAGATACTATTACTGAGCTTTCTTTTATGTGGTTGTACGGCACATACAATTAATAGCAATGTAAATGTCACTATTTGCGTTAAAGCGATTTAAAAAAAGCCCTGAATTTTCAGGGCTTTTTTCTATGCTCTACTTTAAATTGATGCACTGTAATTGACCTAAATAGTCCTTATCTGAACTAAGTCTTTTTAGGTAAAGTGGTTGATAAGATAAAGCACGTCTTGTACTTTCTTGGATGCTAGGCGGAGCTTTCTTTAAATCAATAAGTGTTGAGTATTTCTGAAGAAACTTATTCATAATACAAAGCCCATCTACTGCTTCTAACGAAATTTTTTTATTGGCATTAATATCATTTTCGAAGCTATCTTTATCTGTTTCATAATTACCAATTAATGAGTCAACTTTACGAACCGTATAGATAAGAAGCTCGTTAGTCATCTCAGATTTGGTATTAATGGTGTTATAGGCTGTTATATATAATCTTCGAGATTGAGCTATATCATCTCCAATGGCCATAGTTCTTGAAGCAAGCGCCTTACTAATTTCAGCTTCTCGTTCCTTTACGCTTGAATTATCTGCATGGCTACAACCAACCATAGCTAAGCTAATTAAGAAAATAACTAAATTTTTCATAAAATATTACCAATTTTTCGAGTTAAGTATTTCATTTTCTTCAGAAGTTGGTACTTGATAGCCATATTCGGTTCTGCAGAGTTCGTATGCCTGTCTATTCCACTTTTTCTTAAAAATCATTTGATATAATCTGTGCCCTATCATTATAGGACCTCTATTGTTTCGGTTATTTGTTGCCAAAGCAGTGTATCTGCCTTGATCAAAAATTCCATATCCTGCTGGGGTCAATTCAATAATATCTTCTAAGTTCTTATAGTGAGCAGCTACCCTGATTTTGAAGCTATCTTTCAAAAGCTCTGTGGCAGCAGTAAGAGCCTTATCAGTTGCAATTCTATATAAGTAGGTAGCAAACCTTAGATACATCATTGTATGAAAATACTCAGTATAAATTAGGCCAGGAGTACCTTTTTCAATCTCTCTTAAATCAAATTCCATTCCAAACCGCAAAGCCATATCGTATTCAAAAGGCTGTCTATTTTTAATATGGTCCCAAAGATGTTGAGGAATACAAAAGGTGTAAGGAACAATTTTCTTTACTTTAATTAAGTTTTCCCATCCACTACAAGCAGTTAAATAACCATCATCTGCCCTACAAAGATTGATAGTTTCTTTTAAATTTACTCGATCTGCTGCATCAGCATTTATAGGTGTTTTATCATAATTTGAATGAAATATTAAACGACCTTCGTTATTACTTACTTTGTCAGTGCTACCCATAAAATGTTTCTCATAATGGATCTAATGGCTTAGATAAATCGACAGTTATTAGTTGTACAGATTCAGGAGTATGTTCACTTTCATAAATGGCGGTCATCCCGTTTTTATCTGTATAGCCCTGTACTAATAATTTTCCAGATTCTTTACTATGAATTTCATATAGCATTGCTGAAAGAGGTTGATCCGTATCGACATCAACCAACTTGAACTGAACTTTATGAATTTCGTTGGACTTATCTTCTACTAAGCTATTCTGAACAGGAGCAGCTGAAGAAGCAGCTGAAGAATAAGGACTACCAGAGTCTCCAACCACATGAAACTGCTGAGGCATAATAGTTGCCCCGCATGAAAGCTTATCACCTACGTAAGCAACTGGCTTACCATCCATAATTACATGATCGTGACTTTTAATAACGACAGACCAGCATTTACACTTTGGGCACATATGCCCATCACCAGCACGAACAAACAAATTTCCTTCTTGCGATGTTCGTGATTGAGTCGCAGGAACCACTCCACCATGATTAGTGGGGGCCATATTTATGGCAAAACTTTTGGCCATGCTTCACTCCTTAAAGTTTATTCATGACTAAGAAAGCCTTCAGGAAGGGTTTGATCTTTGTATATCCTCACTGCAAATAAACTCACAGGAGTATCAATAATCTCATCTCCATTTTCTAACCGGCTTCCCACTAAAGCAGCTGACACACCATTGATCTTACAGGCTTGACCTGCACCAGAAATAATTTTAGAAGTAGTGCCATCGGCATATATAGCTTCATCACCTACACAGGCAATAGCAATACCATTAGCTTTGTAATTGTCATTTCCAGCTCTAACTAAGCCACCATTCCTGGTTTTTGCACCGTTCACAGCAAGATAATAAACAGTATGTGGTTTATGCTGAAAATAAAGCTGTTCTGCTGCGATAGTCTGAGCAATATCTTCTTCAGATAACTTTTGCAATTGATCTAGAGGCAATTCACTTAAAAATTTGGGTGAAGTCATATTTAGCCGTCTTATTTTCGTAAAGTGGAAAAAATGATAGCAAAGAGGGGTATACAGTGCTGTATAGTTTTATTTATTTGGATGCACAGCTCATATGATCGATAGCAGTGTTCATGTTGGAGTTTGTGTTAAGGCTCAGTAAAAGTTAACTAGTTAGCGACATTGAGAATAATTCTGCTTATAACATATTGGAAAAAATATTAATGATAAAACCCTTTTCTCTAAAAAAGTTGTATCTTTTTATAAAATTCTTAACTTGTATTTAAGGTTATAAGATACTGTTAATATTAAGTATACTAATTTTAAGTAAATAGGTCTGTTTCATACCAGATACATGGAACATATTTAATCATGCTAATGTATTTCTTTTAGAGAGAATTAGACGATGAATATTTTTATATCTGGCGTTTTGGATGGACAAATTTTACCTATAGAGGAAGGCTTTGTTGCACAAAGATTTCATAACTATATGATTTTAAAAGTTTTGATTATTTTTCGATCCAAAATTAAATTTATTTAAATCAGATGCTTACATATTTATGCAACAAAGCCATAGAGGAATATAAAGCTGATATTTTCAAGATTTCAAACATTGATACTTTAGAATGTACTGAATATATGCGTAATGTCTTTGAGAAACACCATCTTACACATGTTTTTTGGATACCTGAAAGTCTAGATAGAAAATATGTTTATGAAAGAATTGCAGAGTATTTAGGTGATAAGTAAGTTGATTTATTTGTGAATTATAAAAAATTCATAGTTATTTAAATTATGTTAGCTAAGGATTTAAAAAAAAGAATGTAGGGTGTAATAGTTTTAGAGTTTATCAAAATTAAAATATTTCAGAGTTGAAGAATCTATATGTAATTGACATTTGATAATTTGAGTGGTGGTGATATTGAAAATATGTATTGGTGGTGATTTGGATGGCGTGAAAATAGATCTGAATAAGAAAAGCTTTAAAGCTACTGAGATTGATAGTTTGAAATCTTCAGAATATTTTAAACAAGTATATGTAAAAAATGAGAAAATTTATAGTTTCTGGATATGCAAAGATTTGAGTCCCAAAGAAGCTGCTAAAAGAGCAGAGGATATTTTGGTTAAGCTAAAATAGCTTGCTTAGTAAGTAGTTAGCTTAAAAATAATGAGGCCCTATGCATAAAGATAGGGCTTCAATTTAAATGAAATTAAGAGTTTGGCTTGCTGGTATTGTGATCTGGTTGAACACCCTTATCTTTTATATCCGTTTCAGGTTTCGGTGTTGCAGGAGGTGTAGGTTTAGGAGGAGTATTTAATTCAGTATGCTCATTAGCTTTGATCTGGTTAGAAGAAGTTAAGTCATTTGTTGCCTTTTGGGAAAAATCTTTAAAATCAGACATTTTATTTACTTCATTAAGTTGCGGAGTTCCCACTATAGGCTCTTTGTGCAGTTACACTTAGGTTGTTATAAAGGAGTTATGTAGAGAAATGTGAAATGTATTAAAAAAATTAATTCATAATATTTAATACATAGAATTTATATGAGTACTAATTATTGAAAAACAAGATTTAATTTTATTGATGGTTTTTAATATTTTTAAAGTGTGCGTAATTTAATTAAAAATATTTCATAGATGAGTTTATTGTTTAATATATAAGGTTACAAATTAAATTTCTTATTTTAAATACAATTTTTGATTAATCATCTATTATGGGAAGGCTGTATTATCAGTGTATTTTGGGTGATGTTTCATGAGAAATGGTATTTACTCGCTATTTTTTAAAAGCGAGGGACATAATTTTGGGAATGGAATTTTAGTAGTGCAAGATGGATTTGCAAATGGCGCTGATACTATATATTCCTATAATGGAAAGATTGAGCAAGATAGATTGATTCTTACGCTTAATAAATATAATTATGATGTTGATTCATATTTCGGAGCTATGAGTGAGATTAAAATTAATCTTATTTTTCATAAGGATAGTGCAGGTTATTTAATGAATGGTAATGTTGAAAATTTGCAAACTATACCTTTAATTGTTCAGGCAGTATGTGTTGGTGAGCTATTTTAA